GTATCACAGGGTTTGCTAATTCCAATTAGTGCTGTATATGGAAAAATTGAACCGATTGACATCCAAGAAGGACGCGACATTGGTGACCTGCTGGGTATTCAGAAGTGGGAAGCACCGGTGCCTGCTCACCTAGAAGGTCAAGTGAAGGGCCTGTTCCCTTCGTTTATCCGCAAGACTGATCAAGAGCGCTGTCAAAATCTCAAGGACACAATCTTCTTGGAAAATAAGGGCAGCGCTTACGAAGTTACCATAAAGTTGGATGGCTCAAGCGCCACGTTCTTCCATCGAGATGGTGAGATTGGGGTTTGCAGCCGTAATCTTCAACTTAAGGTAAGTGAAGAAAATTCAGAAAACACCTTTGTAAAGTTGCTCATTGAAAGTGGTCTTGAGAAGGTACTGCCCCAACTTGGGAATGTCGCTATTCAGGGCGAACTTTGTGGAGAAGGAATTCAAGGAAATCGAGAAAAGTTAAAGGGTCATCGGCTCTTCATCTTTGATGTGCAGGACCTTGATGCTAGTAGATACTTCACACCTCTAGAACGAGAGGAATTTATTTCGAGGATGCTTTCACTTGGCGTTCGTAATGAATTAGTCCAGCACGTGCCAATTGTCACTCGAGACATAACGCTTGAAGCCCTTGGAATTTCTTCGATAGAAGGTCTTCTATCTTTTGCTGATGGCAGCAGCCTAAACAACCCTATGAGAGAAGGGCTAGTATTCAAGAGAATGGACGGTGAGTTCAGTTTCAAGAGCATTTCTAATAAGTTTCTAATGCAGGTGAAGGAATAATCAACCTGACATTTTTGAAAAAATCTGTTTACTTTATCCTAAAAACAGGATAAAATGCAAGCAGGTATGTCGTTTCGTAAACACCCTGGAGAGTATATGACTAAGCAACTTTTTGTTTCTTCTAACATTCAAGCAGCCCTACTCAAGTCTGTCCTTATCCCCCAGATGAAGGATGGTTTTTGGAAGGACCATCGCCCTGCCAATCACTACAAAGAATGGATGGATGTTGAGGTAGTCGTATCTGAAAGCCAGCAACTTGGTCCAGTAAATTTTGTAGTGCCACGTACCTACAACTTTGTTAATCCTGAATTCATCAAGCCTAATGAGCACCTTCTTGTATCTACGGCGCAGAAGGTAAAGCCTAACTCAACTTTCCGTTCCGTCAAGAAGGAATTGATTGAATTGAGCCGCATCGTAGGTGGTCGTCTCGCTGACAAGAATGGTATCCCGTCTAAGGCATTCAGGGGTGTAAATGCCAAGTCCGGAAAGGCGATGAATGTCGATGTTTCCGTTCTTGATAAGGCACGTGCTGCCCTACACGGTGCAGTTGCTTCAGTGAAGCGGACGGCAGTGAAGAAGCCAACTGAGCCATCCAATGTTGAAATCATCAGGACAGCAGCTGGCGCCACGGTTCGCCGCGTGCCGGTGCAGCGCACACCTGCTTAACTAAATAATCTTTCCTACTGAAATGGGAAAGATTGAGAAAAATGAAGTTTCCTTTTAAGTTACCTCCTGCATCTAATAATTCTGCTGAAAAAGAAGAAGAAATACAATTTCCAAAACTTTTTGAGTTAGATGAAATTTTAGATGTAGAAGAAATTCCCAAGGATAAGGTGCGGGTCGAGAAGCAAGATCCTCTCGATCCGCGCTTTTTTAAGGACGTTTCTCATCTGCCAGAAGATATTGCAAATACTGTAAAAACTGCATACCCTCGCATAATGCAAACGATAGAGGTAATGTGGGGAACACAGGAATTACAAAATCGCTTTGCCAGGTGGTTGCTTACCGACCAAGATGGGCGAAAGGGATGGCCAAATGATGTCTACAAGGCGCTGTTTATTATAGCCGATTTTCACAGCATTGCATTTGGTCTTGAAGGCAATCCTATTTGGGATAATACGCGTGATAAATGGTAAATAGAATTTAGGTAAGTAGAATTACCTTACCTAAAACTATTAAAGGAGCCGCAAACATGCTGAAAAAACTAACTGCGGCGTTTCTATTTTGCTTCATCAGCACCGTAGCCAACGCCCAAACGTTTCAAACTAATCGTACAATGTTGTGCGATAAGGCCACCGCCATTTTCAAAATTGCACGCGATTATAATGAACTTCCAGTATGGCATGGTAAAAATGATAAGGGACTTATTACGGTTCTAGTTGTAAATACTAGTACTGGGAGTTGGACACTTATAGTAACTGATGGTGAATTTGCTTGTGTTCTAGATATAGGCAATGGCTTCACAACTGAAAAGCAACCAGAACAGCCAAAAAGTAACTAAGTTGCCGTCTAAAAATAGTAAAATTGCGGCCTACTTCTAAATAGAATATAGAAAGAAACCCCTTTCTTAGACCTAAATCAAAAATGGTCAAGAGGAGAAATAATATGGAAATGTACTTCTTTTTAAAAGTATGGGAATAAATGTTGATCCGCCTGGAGAATGGTTGGCTGCAATGTTATCTTTAGCAAGTACTGCTTTAGGATTCCTTGCGGGCGAAAAGAAAAACGAAGATAAAAGATGCTGTAATTCAAAAGACGATAATTAACGTTTTATCTCACCGCACTCATAAATAAAGTCGTATAACTTTAATGTCGATACGGCAGCCAAATGCAATTAAATGAAATATTTCTTGCCAATTCATTTTTTGAAGCAGAAACACGCACATTAGCAAGCAAAGAAATTAGAAGCACACTACGTAAAGGTGGTTATAAACTTCTTGGCACCGGGGCTGATGCAACAGTGTGGGCAAAAAGCGATAAGGAAGTCATAAAGATTATTATGCCAGATGATGGCGAGGGTGCTGGAGAGGCTGGCGATACCTTTATGAAATTCTATAAGTTTTGCAAGGACAACGACAACCTTGACCATTTGCCAAGATTTATTGGAAAAGAAGTCGAAGTATTTGATGCTGATGACAAAGAATACATAATGGTGACGATGGAAAAGTTATCGGCTATACCTGAAAAAAGCCTTGAAGAAGCCATGATATGGGCTCTAAGCGACTGCACAATTAATCGTCTAAGTTGGGCAAAGGCAAAGAAGTTCCTAATGAATGTTGATACGTGGAAGGGCTTTGACCGATTAGGTACTGCCGAAGAAACAGTAGAAATGATACGGGGGCTAAGTCGGCGCGAACTACTTGAGTACGAGGTTATCTACAAACTGATGGTGCTTCTCTACTACAAGGGAAGAATAAACAAGTTAGATTGGGATCTACATACCGAAAATGCAATGATGCGTGGAGACACTATCGTTATCACAGACCCATGGTTTAATGCTAAGGTAAAGTAATCAGGATTATCTTTAAAACTGGTTATCAAATAAAATATAATAGAGATATTGCTGTAAAGACCGAAAGGAAAGAAGTAAACCGAAAAGTGTTCCGGACGGCGGTTCGATTCCGCCCACCTCCACCAGAGAATATATTATGGTCTGACCTGAAGCTTAAACGATGATGAGGGCAGAACTTGTGTGTTGATAGCGTAACAGCAGGAGCCAAGATAGTATATTCTCTGATGGGGGTGACAAGGTTTCGACGGGGTAAAGAGTAGGCGCATGGACAGCACGTCAGGCGATCGACGTAAATGAAGCAAAATCCATAAATGCAAACGATGCATTTTTCGGTGGGGAACTTCGCTTAGTAGCGTAAACCACCTGGGGCAGGAAAGGCCTTATTACCCAACAAACCACTGGGGCTACGCAAGTAGCCCCTTTTATTTCTAGGTAGCATAGAAGAACATTGCTTTCTCTATGATAAAATTTATGATAAATATTATCATTACTTGGAGGATTTTTCATGAAGAAACTTGTTGCACTTTTACTGGCGAGCATCAGCATTTCGGTATCAGCCGCTGATTTAACCGGCGCCGGCGCCACGTTCCCGTACCCAATCTATGCAAAATGGGCAGAAGCATACAAGAAAGAAACTGGAGTAGGTCTTAACTACCAGAGCATTGGATCAAGTGGTGGCATTCGTCAAATCAACAGCAAGACGGTGACCTTTGGTGCTACTGACGCACCTGTAAAGGGAGAAGACCTGGATAAAAATCAACAGGTGCAGTTTCCTGCAGTTATTGGTGGAACGGTTCCTATTGTAAATCTTGAAGGCTTTAAGCCAGGAGAACTTCGTATTACAGGAAAAATTCTTGCTGAGGTCTTCATGGGAGATGTTGTTAAGTGGAATGATCCTAAGCTTGCTGCCCTAAATCCTGGAAAGAAGCTACCAGACTTAAACATCACAGTTATTCATCGGGCCGATGGTAGTGGTACCACATTTAACTTCACAGATTATCTAACTACTACTAGCGCTGAATGGGCACGGCGAGTTGGTCGAGGTGCTGCAGTGAAGTGGCCAGCAGCAAGTTCAGTCGGCGGCAAAGGCAATGAAGGCGTTGCTGCCAATGTTCAGCGAGTTAAGGGAAGTATTGGCTATGTTGAATACGCCTATGTGAAGAAGAATAATCTCGTGTTTCTTCAGCTTCAAAATAAAAATGGAAAATGGGTTAGTCCAGATGATATGACGTTTGCCGCTGCCGCCGCCGGCGCAGACTGGTTTAGCGTGCCGGGGATGGGGCTAAGCATCGTTGATCAACGTGGCGATCTTGTTTGGCCAATCGCAACGGCTAGTTTTATTATTATGTATAAAGACCCTTCTGACAAGACAGCAAGTCGAGAAGTGCTAAAGTTTTTTGATTGGGCATTTAAGAATGGCAAGAACATGGCTGTAGAATTAGACTATGTTCCTTTACCAGTCAGCCTTACTGTACAAATTCGTGAGAGGGTATGGAGTCAAATTAAGAATTAAATAGCAGCGTATAGCAACTATCTAAGAGAACACCACACATGAAACGAGCAGCAGTTGTAGGTGCAGGAATAAGCGGTATTCTATCTGCATATTATCTTAAAAAAGCCGGGTTTGAAGTTACTATTTTTGAGAAGCAGCCCGGAGTTGCAATGCAATGTTCTAGGGCAAACGGTGGTCAAATAAGCGTCTGCAATTCAGCAACTTGGAATACATGGGGAAACGTTGGTAAGGGACTTAAGTGGATGCTCAGCCCATCAGCGCCATTTCTTATTAAACCAAGTCCGTCTCTTCAAAAATTGACGTGGATTGCGGGCTTTATGCGCCACACCATCAATTCAACACATCGATCTAATACAATTGAAACTGTAAAATTGGGGTTACAGTCACGCGAACTGTACAAGCAGATTGCTCATGATGAGATGCTTTTTTACAATCAAAGTGTTTGTGGTCTTCTAAACCTTTATACTGATAATGCAACTATGATTGCAGCAGTTAAGAATGCCGAAGTTCTTTCTGACGCCGGATTAGAAATTTTCCCTGTTGCGCCTGAGCAGATCCTAAAGATTGATCCAACTCTTTCTAATTTTAAGGGCCTAATTGGAGGCTTACACACCCCATCTGATTTTATTGGTGACTGTCATCTTTTCTGTAAGATGCTGGGTATAAAACTTCAACAAGAGGGCGTAAAGTTTGCGCGTATGGATGTAGAAGAGATAGAGCGTAAACATGGTTTTGTCTTCATTTATGGTTCTACCGGCAGTGAAAAGGTCTTAACTGGCGGATATGATGCTGTAGTACTTGCTAACGGGCATGAAATGAGAAAAATGGCAAGTAAGTTTGGAGATTTCCTTAACATTTATCCTGTAAAGGGATACTCTATTAGCATTGACCTGCCAGAAGATGCTCTTCACGCTGCTCCTAAACTGTCACTGCTTGATGATGAACGAAAAATAGTATGTTCGCTTCTTGGATTAACGCTGAGAGTGGCAGGCACCGCAGAACTGGATGGTGAAAACCTGGACATAAAAATGAACCGAATTCAACCGCTTCTGAGTTGGGTTGCTAGTAACTTTCCTAAACTTGATATTGCATCTTATTTCCCATGGGCCTGCTTAAGGCCTATGTCAAGTGATATGATGCCAATTGTTAAACAGTCATCTGTTAAGGGTGTATGGTACCACGGGGGTCATGGTCATTTGGGCTGGACACTTGGTGCTGCAACTGCAAAGCAGTTAGCCGAAAAAATTATTTCTTAATACACATAAATATGCAAGTATGAAAATTATCTCAAAGCGCGGCCGTAGTTTTATAAAGGATGATGAAGGCAATGTAAGTGCTGACATCGGTGAGATTAGTATTATTCTGCAACCTGGCGCTATGACTACAGAAGAGCGAGAGCGCGCAGAGAAGGCAATTAGGGAATTAAGAAAAAAACTTGAGGAAATTGGAAAAGTGTTAGACGATGGGTGGTACCGCTAATGATTTTAGCAGTTACATCTTTTATTTTGGCATGTCTTCGTCCATTTGCTAAAACACCATAATAGATTACATATGCCGCTATCATTATATAAAATTTGTGTTTGCCTATCTGTATTTCTATTGTCTTTTTTTACGGTATTTGGTATAAAAGCAGCAATTAATGAAGGGGCTTATTATCTAACTCAATACGCTGAAGTTAAAAACGAGGTTTTACCAATTCTTACTGAAGTCATACCATCGCCCACTCCATCGCCCACTCCATCGCCGAAAAAAGAAAATCTGCAAAATTTCGATTTAGTATCAAATGTAGGTGCACATTCTGTTTATTATGACCGCACGACACTCTATGATACCGAGAACATTCATGGGGAAGTTCTAGTGGGTGCAAAGTTCAGGATAGTGTTTAATAATCAGCGACCAGTCGTAAATGGATATGTACTAGGTTCTGTAATAACTGCAATAGTTGCTGCATGTGAATACAAAAAATTGTATGTTCTTCATACCGAAGCATTTGACCATGCCGGGAAATTTCTTTTTAACTTAGCTGAAACTACAGTGGATGTAAAAATGTCCACACCTTCTACTTCTAGAACACAGTACCTATTGTTGTGTTCACGAAAAAATACAAAAACCAGCAGTTCAATCTCAATTTAAGATATTTATCAATAGATTATTATTGATATAATTCATTTATTATCGAGATTAAAATAACTAATCGCGGGAGCGCTCTTTTCGCAATAAAATACTATTAGTGATTGAGCAATTTTGCTTTTTAAAAATATTCCGCCGAAAGGAAATTAAAATGAAAACCGTAGGAGATAAGATTGAGCCGTTCGTTGTTATTGGAGTTAAGCCAGGACAACCCGAAGACGCTTTCTTTAATATTACAGAAAAGAGTTTCGAAGGTAAGTGGAAGGTTATTGTTTACTACCCCAAGGACTTTACATTCGTTTGCCCTACAGAAATTATAGCCTATGATAAGTTGTTCCAGGACTTTGAAGACCGTGATGCAGTGCTACTAACTGGTAGTACAGATAACGAATTCTGTAAGGTAGCCTGGCAAAAATCACATGACGATCTACGTAAGATCCGCCATATTCAGTTTGCTGACCGTCATCGTCACGCGCCAGGTACACCACGTGGTGCCGAAAGTCTAATTGAACAACTTGGTTGTTTTGATCACCGAGCTGGCGCTGCTTTACGTGCTACATTTATTGTTGATCCAGAAGGCATTATCCAGCATGTTACGGTTAATAATCTTGATGTTGGACGTAGCCCAGAAGAAACCCTTCGAGTGCTAGACGCTCTTCAAACTGGCGAACTTTGTGCCTGTAATCGCACAGTAGGCGGCGAGACACTATAATGTTTGAATGCATAATATTGGGCGATAGCATTGCTGTAGGCTTATCTAAGCCTATGCCAGAGTGTGTAGCCTACGCGAAAGGTGGCATCAACACCTGGCAGTTCAACAAGCAATATCCAAATGAGGTCTTTAGTGAATATGTAATTATTAGTTTAGGCTCAAATGACCATAAGTATGTCAAGACACGTGAAGAACTTGAAAAACTCAGAAGGCGTATCCTTGCTACTCAAAAGGTAGTATGGATACTGCCTTCTGGAAATTTAAAGGCGGGTGGAGTTGATATTCAGACCATTCGCCAGACAATCATGGACATAGCCATCAAAAATGGCGACAAGGTTATTGGACTAGCCGCCCAGCACGTGAGTGCAGATGGAATTCACCCACTTGGCAAGGGGTACCAGTTCCTTGCAAGCACTATAAGGAATCAATAAATGTTAGAAACATTAAGCGAAATTTTTGAAGAAGCATACAAGCGAAACTGGATCACTGCTAGAGATGGAAACGCCAGTATTCGTTGGCAAGATCGGGATCATTTCTATGTGACACCAAGCGGAGTCAGAAAGCAGACTCTTCAGCCAGAAATGTTCAAAAAGTCCGATCTAAATGGAAAGATGCTTGACTACACTGCAATCAGTAAAGAGCTTCAGCCAAGTGGTGAATTTCCGATGCATTTAGCCCTACAAAAGAAAATCACAACGGATGTTAGGGTGGTTCTGCATCTTCATCCAACATATACCGTTGCGGCAATGTATGCGGGAGTTGACCTGCAAAACTTGCTAAAAGAGTTTCCCGAGTTAAGCAGATATACAAGCGTTGCACCAACTGTGCCAATGATTCCGCCTATCACACAAGAGTTGGCTGATGCATGCGTTAAGAGTCTTAGGTTAAAATCTGAAACAGGTGAACTCCAGTATAACATAGTGGGCATGGATCGACACGGTGTAGTTTCAGTTGATACGAGCCCATGGCGCGCGTTTGAGCATGCAGAACGTTTGGAACATTGTTGCCGTATCGTGCTAGCAGGGATGAAATAAATCTTACACTTATGCTCAAGAGATATATATTATCAAATGAGCATAAGTTATGAATAAAAGATCAAGAAAGTATATCAAAGTGTATAAGCAACATTACGGAGACATTCCAAAAGATGAGTATGGAGTATCATATGACATACATCACATCGACGGCGATTACACAAACAATGACCCATCTAATTTAGTTGCCCTGTCTATCAAGGAACACTATGAACTTCATAAAAAACAAGAAGATTGGGGTGCTGCGTGGGCGATATCAAAACGCTTTGGTATTACTTATGAAGAAAAGGCAGAGATTACTCGTCAAATGAATATTGCTAATGCCAAACGTGGCACCCATTGGAGTCAAATTTCTAGTAAAAATGGCACACATCCATTTCAAGACTTAGAATTTCAAAAGTATATGGCACAACAAGCAAAATTGAAGGGCAATAGGTCAGTTGACAGGGTATGGACTTGCGAAGTTTGTAATAACACCGGCAAGGGAATGTCAAACTATTCTAGATATCATGGTGAAAATTGCGGCAAGTCTAGTGTGTCAAGGGGAAGACTTTGGATAAACAACAGTTCGTCTAGTAAGATGATATATCAGGATGAACTAGAATTGCATATTACACAAGGTTGGAGTCTTGGCAGAGGTTCATCAGAGATTACACTCAGGAGAACAAATTCAAATGGAACATCTGGTAGGGCAACACCGTATGTCAGAAAAACTACCAGACCATACAAAAGAAAACAGCATGAGTAACTGTACATGCGGCAAGACTACCAGACCACCAATGTGCGATGGTAGTCATTGGCTAAGTGATGAAGAGTATCAGGAGCGTACAGTACGGCTCAACAAACTATTCAAGAAGGATATTCAAAATGACACAGTGGGTTGATGAAGTAAAAGACTTAGTTCCAGACTTTGCTAAGGATATCAGGCTAAACCTAGACGCGGTTGTCAAGAGGAGTTCACTTGACCCAGTAGTTGCAGAAGCTGTGGCACTTGCTGCGACATTTGCTACTGGTAATCAGTCACTCCTGAAGGTCGTGAGCGCTGGCGTCGCTGATGACACCGAGCGCACTGCGTCACTCTCGGCTGCTGCGCTAATGGGAATGAACAACGTTTGGTACCCGTATGTCGAGATGACAGGTGATGCAGAACTAAAGGGTCTTCCGGCAGGGCTAAGGATGAATGTTTATTCTACGTCAGGTGGCACGACAAAGGACCGCTTTGAAGCATATGCGCTTGCAGCCTCCATCGTCGGGAAGTGCCACTTCTGCGTAAAATCCCACTATGACATTCTCAAAGGTCATGGTTGGACAGTGAAGCAACTTCAGGACGTTGGAAGAATTGCGGCTGTAATGACTGCAGTTGCAAAGCTCGTATAAACAAAACAGGTTCAATTTCAACCTGTTTTATACGTATCCTTATTTTCTTGTTGGTGCTATAATAACATCATTGGTGCCAAGAAGCCCACTAACCTATGGCTTTAATAAAATGACACCACAAAAAACAACACAACGACTTTGGTATAAAGCACTATTATCACCGATGGCTCAAGGTATTTTTACTGAGGCATTTTATCCTGACCCGAAGAAGCGAACTGGCGCACAGTATGTTTTCTTTACACAGGAAGATGTTACACCGTCTGCGCGTAAAGTTATCATCGCATCTAAGATGGCTGAAAATGGATTACGGATGATGACACAGGAACTTGCACAGAAATGTCTAATACCACTAAACAAGGCATCTAAGGCAGATATGCAAATGCTAAATGTTCTCGCAACTAAACTGAAGATGTAATATGCAAAAGCAAGAAGTTCGTGAAAAGATTTCCTTTGGCAAGTGGATGGTAGAATTCACCAAGGTAGATGGTTCTAAATCCACGATGGAATGCACACTTGATTCTAAGTTCATTCCGGTGTCTGAAGAAAAGCAAGAGAAGAGTAGGATTGCGGACAATGAAGGCACTCTGCGGGTGTATTCACTTGACCGACAAGGTTGGCGCTCCTTTCGGGTTGCCAATGTTATCAAACTGTACCGTTCACCAGATAACCTGTAAATTCTGGTACCAAGACGGGCAGAAAATTCTATAATTCGTAACCGCCTAGAGATAGGCATCAAAAATAGATAAGGAAGAATATGAAGAAAGTTCTAGTAGCAACCATTTTTGCAGCGGCATCTTATTCAGCCGTTGCTGGTAACGTCACTGCGTTTACTGGTCTAAACTATGACCGTGCAAACAGCGGTCAGGCGTTTCAGTCACAGTACGAACTAACTGTTGGTGCCTCGCTGCCAACGAAGCTTGGTGCATTTGATGCTGCTTTGATGGGTACTCAACTCAATTCCATTGGGCGTGACGACACTGTTGGTTTTGAGGTAGGCTACAGCAATGGAATGAATCTCGGTAAAATCAATGTTGTTGGTCGTGCTGCCTTCGGTCGCATGAACCAAGTTGATACAACTGGCGGCGGCTTCGCTGGCAATGCGCAGTACTACAGCCTTTCTGCTGAAGCCTCTACGGCTATTATGAAGAATGTGACCGGCTTTGTAAGTTTCCGTCACCGTAACGGTCTAAATGCAGATGCTCCTGCATACGCTAACCGCTATGCCATCGGTGGTCAAATGGCTCTAGGCAAGAACACCAGTGTTCGCCTAGGTTACTCACACACTCGCCAGGCAGACCAAACTTTTAATGGTCTAGTTTCTAGCATTAACTACAAGTTTTAAATTATGGACGTCCGCTCCTTTAAATTATCCGATGGCAGCGAATTAGTTGCTGAATTAGTTCGTATCAGTAAAACTGGAGAGCATGTGATTAAGCGCCCATTGCTAGTTGCACCAATGCGAGGAGCAGATGGTCAACCGCACATTGGGTTTGGGTTTTGGTCAATGATCGTTGATACTGATCATGAAATTATGCTTCTTCCACATGCACTTTTGACTGCACCAGCTAAGGTCATTGAACAAGTTGCAACTAGCTATATGCAGCAGGTGACTGGGATTGCTCTCCCATCTGCGTCTTCTGGTCAAATTCTTCAGGGGTAAAAATGTTTCATAAAATCGTTAGCCAACTTTCAGAAGGAACTAAGGACCTAGTTTATCAGGTGCTAGATGCTTATGATATTTCTCCTTCACCCACTCCGGAGGAAATTACCGAAGCGATGAATGCAGTTGTTCAACAGGTAAAACAAGAACTTCAGCGCACTGGTGACCTAAAGCCTGATGAAGAGGCGCTACTTGACCAACTGCCCTCGACCGCCTCTGAACTTTTCTGACGATTAGCGTGCTACATCCAACTGGCTTCCCACCCAAGCAGGAAAATATGGGAAGCCAGTTGTCTGATTTCTTTGTGTTCCTACAGTCCTGTCCTGTTCCAGAAGAGCACAATGAAGTTCTACGGACTTTTTGTAAGCGGCTCTTCAAGGAAGGCTGGACTTTTTCAGGAAATTCCTTTAGAGTATCTTCTTTTCAGGGAGACTTTCGAATTGACCCACCTCAGGTTTGGTGGGACAAACAACACTACTCAAAGGTGCTTTTCTTCAGAACCTGGCACGACGTTGGCGGCGGGCTCCGCTTTCCACGAGTAGTAACAAGAACCATCGACATAGATGCTGCACACCAGATTAGAACGTCAGACCTAGAAAATCTAGCCGAGGTCTTGAGAGACTAACTCCCGACAGCAAGTTGTAAACCATTACAACTGTTACACCTTCAGGTGTGTATATTTGCTACCACTGTGATATTATAGTAAAACTTTCAGATTGATGAGACCACAAACGTGCTCTTCAGAAATGAAGTAGGCACCGAGACTGCAAATTCTTTCTGAAAGTTGTTTACATTAGTTAGAGGTTGTTGTATAATAGCCTCTAACGCAGATTTAAAAAGTCTGCACGCTCTTTAAAAATAAACATACAATATTGCCCCAGTCATCTAGTGGCCAAGGATAGCGCCCTTTCACGGCGTTCACATCGGTTCGAATCCGGTCTGGGGCGCAATATTGACGCACATTACGGATGCCATAGACTGCATCGTGCATTGGAAGTTTGCGGTAGTGTGTTTCAATATGTTTATATCAGTAGATAATTTTCCTAAAAACTAAATAAATATAAGAGAGTATTTAGGAGTTTATTATGGCTGACAAAGAATTGCAATTATTAAAAACACAAGCAATAATAGAACTTAGGAAGATGGAGCAGCAAAACACTGCTAAGGAAGTAAGTAGCAAAATTATAGGCAAAACTGCTATACCATGGATAGTATTACTAGTCATTGTAGGTGTTGTTTCTAGTGCGTTTCTTCCAAGCGATAGTTTGCCTGCTGTTATAGGATTAGTTTCTACCGCGGTAATGGCATTGATTACAATGTTAGCAAGCATTACTGGATCAAAAGAAAAAGAAGAAAAACCTGAATTTAAGGTTATAAATGAACTTATTCAGCGTCTAGACGAGGCGAATGAACCCATGACTGTTGTTGTCGATAAAGACAAGGTAACAGTAAACAAGGGTAATCATAGCATGACTAGCAATAGAGAAGAATCATGAGGCACTAAATGATTGATGCCGACAGATAGGTGGTTCGAATCCCCCAGTGTGCTTCAATATGGTATAGATAAATTTAATAACCTGCTGATTGGCCAGGTATGTCAATCCACCATCCCGTATATAAGCGTTAGGTGACCGGGGCGGACCTGATCAGTCCATATGGTGATGTACCCTAAGCCGGATCGCGTAACCGGCGATATACCCAGTGGGACCTGGGGGAAGACTAGCCGCAAGGCAGGCGTTGCTTAATCCCAGCAAGCCAGATGCGTAACTGGCCGCTGACGGCCCTTGGCGAATGGAGGGTGCCGGAACTACGTAACCGGCATTTACAAGCCCTGGTGGTGGAATTGGTAGACACGCTGGTCTTAGAAGCCAGTCTTCGGGTGCGAGTTCGAGTCTCGCCTAGGGCACACAAATTTCAATTATACCCGCGTAACTCAGTTGGTTAGAGTGCCATCTTGATAAGGTGGAAGTCGTTGGTTCAAATCCAACCGTGGGTACCATCGCACAGGTGGCAGAGCGGTCCAATGTGAGCGTGGCGGAATGGTTACGCAACGGATTGCAAATCCGTAAAAACCGAAAGGTAATGCAGGTTCGAGCCCTGTCGCTCACTCCATTTTACGAACTTTTGCTAAATATATTGAAGCCGAGGAGTCTAAGATGAGTGACTATGAAAAACTTATTACTTGGATTTTAAAGATAACAGTAGGCACTCTTGCCACCATCTGTTTTGCTACTGTTTGTGTTCTGCTAGTTGGACTCTTCAATGAAGGAGTTGACAACAAGGACATTTTTGAAGTTATCTCACCCGCATTCAACACCATCGTAGGTGCCTTCGTTGGTCTTCTAGGTGGTCTTTCTCTAAACAGCCGAGCAAATTCTTCTAACAGAGAAAGCAAGCCATCTGACCTAAAAGATACCAAATAAGTTATCTAAGTCAAACTACTCTCGTCAGTTCTGCCTGCAGCAGGTAGTACTCTGTTTTTGCACCCCTGAAGGAGAATAAATTGAAGACTGTTTATCTCGCTGGCCCGGATGTCTTTCTTGAAAATGCAGCAGAGGTGCTCGCAAAGAAAGCCAAGGTGGTACGTGCACACGGGATGATTCCTCTCAGCCCGCTCGATACTGCCTTATCTGATGCAGGAGAAATTTACGCTGCAAATATTGAACTCATCCAAAGGTGCGATGCTGTTCTTGCAAATGTCTCTCCATTTCACGGCACCGAGCCCGACAGTGGAACAGTATTTGAAATTGGATACGCTAAGGCACTTAACAAAATTATTGTGACATATTCAAATCCTGTCTTCTCTTCGTACAAACAGCGAATAGAGGAGTTCCTAGATAAGTACCCGGCTGAAGGAAGCGACTTTCTTCCTGAGCCATTTGGACTAAAGCAGAACCTAATGATCTCGAAGGCAGTGGCAGTAGAAACTGAGTTTTTTGAGGTAGCAGTAGATGCGTTAAAGATGCTGCTGCGGTAAGAATAAACGGGACTATGGCGCAGCGGTAGCGCAGCGGACTTTTAATCCGTTGGTCGAGGGTTCGAATCCCTCTGGTCCTACCATCACAACGCGACTGTAATTCAGGGGATAGAATAACCGGCTTCTACCCGGTATGTCGGGCGTTCGAATCGCTCCAGTCGCGCCATTATTTCGGGCCGTTAGCTCAGTGGGAGAGCAGAGGACTCTAAAAACCTCATCTAATAGAGGTAGAACTAAACAAATAATATACGATGGAATAAAATTTCAAGGAAAATGGGAACTTGAATTCTATCAATATTGTGTTCAAAAATCAATACCAATAATTCGTTCAAACGAATGGTTTGAATATGAATGGAATGGCATTCGTAAATATTTTCCAGATTTCTATTTGCCCAATTTAGATGCTTACATTGAAGTAAAAGGATACGAAACAGAACGAGATAAAGCAAAATGGAAGTATTTTCCAAAAAAACTGATAGTAATTCGTAAAGAGCATATCGAAAGTATTCGTAGAGATAATTTTTGTGGGCCTATAGCTTAATGGTAAAGCGTGGTACTCATAATGCCCGGAGTGTTGGTTCGATTCCAACTGGGCCTACCAAAATTATTTTTACTAGTGTAAAATCTTGGTCGTTGGTTCGAAACCAACACGGCCTACATTAATTACGCGTATTGAGCCTGTGCTCCTACGCCGAAGGTAGCAACACCTATTGTTTCTCCGTCAAGGGTGTAGACAGATGTATTTGTTGTTGCACCTAGAGTGAATGTTGCTTCTGGCGTATTTTCTGCTTCAATCGTGTAGACATTAGATTGTGTGGTTGCACCTACACCGAAGGGTGTAGTTCCGGAACCTAATAATGTATCTGATGTAACTGCATTTGTTGCGAAGACACCAAAAGTTGTTATTTGCGTGTCTTCGGCGTCAAATGTCTGTACAACACTTGCGGATTTTTTTATGAAAACACTTATGAGTGCCATATCAATATGTAAATGTTGTTGGAAGAGTAAATCTTAAGCGTGCTATCTTGTATAAATTTCCAGACACAATAGATGTTGTAGCAATTTCCAGATCGGCTCCCGATCCAGGGAGCCCGACGGTACCAATTGTATGATTGTAAGCAATGAAGGTAGAAAGGACTGCGCTTCGTGTTTTAAACCAGAACCAAGTTGCAGTTCCTGATGCTGTCGCAGCAACATATGTGCCTGAGAAAGTTAGTGTAGATCCAGAAATAGATGCACCGAATGTATTGCCATCATATGCTGAAAAAGTTGCCAAGATGGTAGTACCAACGGGGTTCCCAGTTGTTGACAATGATGAAACTGCTGGCATAGTTCCGCCCATAAGGGTAATGTCAGATGAACTTGCATTAATGCCTGACGAGCTGACTCGACCAATAATTGGGCATGACGGGTTGGTGATGACGAAGGAGTTAGAACCAATCTGAGTGAAACGCGATAAACCATTTGGCGTTGCACCAAACATAAAATCGTTGCTTAAGCTAATTGTTGGCATAGTCGTTCCTTAGATAACAGTAATAGTAATACCAATGTCTTGTGGTGTAACAGAGGTTGCGGTACTCAGAACATTGTTTAAGAACCGTACAACACCTGTACCGGTGCTTGAAGATACATTCACTACTATGAACTTTGTAGTAGGGATTGTAGATGTCTGTTGGTTTGCAAGAGTCGGCGCTGTTGACCAAAGGATTGCCCAAGCTGCAGTACCGTTTCTTACCGGAAGAGCAGATGTTGGCAGGGTGCTTGCATATACCGTAATGTTTGAAAATATGGACCATACTGCACCAGTGCTTGTCCATAGAAATGCAGACTGATTGGCGTTGTAAGTTGTTGACCAGTTGTCAATGATTGTCTGTGGAGAGGGCTGGGCACCGCTGTAAACTGAAATACCGCCTCCTAAACCCTGGCGCACTACTTGCTCTGCAAATGGAACGCGTATACTTTGGTGAAAAGAAATAGCCATACAATTTCCTTATGAAATAACTGTTACAATCGTGATGCCTACGGTCTCAAGCGTAGAGTCCTGAGTAACAGGTGCACGAATTGAAAGAACATCACTTGCAGCGAAAGAACCACCTGCTCCTGAGAAGGTTCCTGTTGCGCTGGTGCTGAAGGTAATTGTTCCTATCTGCGTTCCATTCTTGCTTACTACAAACTGTGCTGAATCACCTGAGGCAACTGCTGCCTTTGCAAGAGAACCAGTAAATGAACTTGGAATTACAAATCCTCTTGGCACTGGGAAGTAGAATACCACCGAGTCGGCAGTTGGTTTTCCTTCAATCGTCAGCGCGATGTCATACAGATTAGCGCTGCTTATTTCTTTCCACGCAGTACCGGTGTAGATGCTTAGCGCTTCAGTATCAGACTTGTAGAACAATTCACCCGCAGATGCACTTCCTGGAAATGACGTGCCAGAAATAATAGTTGGGTTCTGAAACACTGAACCTTCACTTAGAGAAATTCCATCAAAAATCATAGCAAACTCTCGCCTGTTAGATATAAGTATTTATTGGAGTTGGTTTAAACTATTCCTTTATAAGGGCACCGTTAGATCAGTTGGTTAGATCGTCTGCCTGTCACGCAGAAGGCCAGGGGTTCGAGTCCCAGTGCGCCTACCACTATTCATTTTTGCACACTTGGTCAGCGTCCAGGTCGAGGCACCGCTGCTGTGCTGTGCAGGAACGCTAAATATTCACAATGCATCTAACATTGCATTGAAATACCTAAATAATATGGGTTTTACAAAAGCCCAGTTTTTACTCAAAAGGAGGTTATTATGTCAAAGCTTTATGTAGCAATCGTCATCGCAGCTTTTGCAACCCTAGGTCTAGCTGGCTGCCAAGAAACACCAGCCCAAAAGGAAGCAATTCAGGCCAACAAGGACTGCGCAAAGAATCCTGAAAAGGAAGAGTGCAAGCAGAAGAAGGCTGGCGGTGGAGACTGATAAAATCAGTTGAAGCAGTACTATTGGCGGCTTAGCCGCCAATACACGCGGGATTGGTATAGTGGCTGTGCCCTAGCCTTCCAAGCTAGTGAGACCGGATCGTTCCCGGTATCCCGCTCACGGTTCTATTTTTGTTGAAATATAAAGTTATTCCGTCCGGGCTGGCTTGGTGAAGGCCTCCGGCTGTTAACCGGAAGGATGCAGGAATGCATGCGAGGATCGTAACCTCGGGACGGAGCACAAAATTTCGGAGCGAAAGCTTGGAACGTGAATGGGAACATAGACACCGTCTATAAGTACTTGGGGCCCATATTTATCAACAGGGTAGGAGGCGTATTGTAGCCAATTCCGTTTGGAGCGGAGTCGTCCGGGTTCAACTCCAGGTGCTCTGACCAGAATTACAAGCAAGTCTATAGTTTACTTGCTTGGTGGTCAATATATAATTACAAAATACAGTCTCTCTGAAGTGTTACCAGGTGGCATTCATGATTTGGGTTCATGGGGTCCCAGTTCGAATCTGGGCAGGGAGACCAATTACGGCCCGGTAGCTCACGTTGGTTAGAGCAGCGGCTTCTATTATGTAATTCTTCATCAGCCCATGGTGAAACTGGAAATGATACAATTCTTCTAAATTTGTGTTCCCTGTTCGACTCAGGGTGGGCTGACCAAATTTTATGTCGTGTAAATAACTTATCCCTACTCATACCTACCTTTAGATGAGCGCCTACTACCGTCAAGTTGATCTTGGTGATATTCGAATTATTCAAAAGAAACTTCATGCCCTGTGCATTGAGAAGCACTTCATTTACAGCGGGGTTTTTTGGAATGAGTTTGACAATGCACTTGTTCCAGAACTTAATGAGGCGGTTGAGAAAGCACTTGGCACAAAAATATGGTTAGCAGCAGCACTTGTGCTTACTCGCGATAGTTCTACGCTGCATACAGATCATATCGTGGGGCAGAGGGGGCAGAAGGCTCGACTCAACATCCCAATTCTCAATTGTGAATCATCTACCACTACCTTCTTTAAGATACCTTCGCACTTTTTCCATTTAACCTCTGTGAACAAAGATGGAACTCGAGTGTGGCAGAACAGAGAGTTTTTTACACCTGTAGATTCAGTGGTGCTTGACAAACCTACCATACTAAGAGTTTCATCACCACATACCGTATTCTGTGGGGGTGTTTTTCCTAGAATATCATTGACACTTAATCTAGAGGAAGACCCTGTAAAGTACCTTGAGGATTAGAGTATAAATACAAGTGCGGGCGAGGAAGACAGTAATCCGCTTGGCTCATAACCAAGAGATACCTGGTGCGACTCCAGGGTCCGCAACCATTCCTAAGAGTACCAGTTGTTTTGCTGCCATAATAGTTGTATACTCATAAATAGCCAGTAGTAATTCTAAAAACTGCTATGCGCATTTACTCTGCAGAACTCGCCTCGCCTCAGCTAACAGAAGGTACAGCACTATCTAATTTAGTTATTGCATCTGGCTCACAATTCCCTAGCCAGCCTGACAAAGGCGAACTATTTTTTAATACGTCAAATGACATACTTTATGTCTATAAAACTTCAAGTTGGATAGCAGTATCCTCCTCTGAGGGTGGTGGCGTTACATCAGTTGCTTTCTCAACTGGCACTACAGGTTTAACGGTTTCTGGTAGCCCTATTACGTCAACTGGAACAATTACACTTAGTGGAACTTTAGCAGTTGCAAATGGAGGTACTGGTCAGACAACATATTCTTCAGGTGACTTGCTTGTTGGTACGACAGGCGTGGGTCTTTCTAGACTTTCAAGAGGTACCCAAAACCAAGTTCTTCAGTCAAATGGCAACACACTGGTATATGGCAATGTTGCAGTGAATGTGGGCGGTACTGGTTTTACATCATACACAGAGGGTGATTTGATAGTTGGCAATAATACGTCATCTCTTTCAAAGATAGCAATTGGTCAAAATGGGTATGTACTTCAGTCAAATGGAAATACACTGGTATATGGTGCGGTAGTTGCATCTGCTGGCGGAACAGGACAAATAACCTACGCCCAAGGTGATATCCTTATTGGAAATGTATCGAGTGGTCTTAGCAAACTTACTAGGGGCACGACAAACCAAGTACTCCAATCAAATGGAACAACTCTTGTTTATGGAGATGTTGCTGTATCTGTTGGTGGTACTGGTCAATCAACATATGCGCAAGGTGATATCCTCATCGGCAACGCTTCAACAAGCCTCAATAAGTTGACAATTGGGGCAGATGGAAAAATTCTTCAATCAAATGGTACTACGCTTGTTTACGCCGACATTGATGGTGGAACATACTAAGGTGATGTATGTCAAATAAAATTCTTCTTAAAAAATCAGCCGTTGCAGATAGAGCACCAACAACAAATGACCTAAGTTATGGTGAACTGGCAATCAACTACCTTGATGGTCAACTGTACTACAAAAATTCTGCTGATGAAATAAAATCATTCAAGACTGGTACTCAAGAACTTCAAGGTTTTGACAATAGAACCGATTCAACTCTTACCTATGATAGCGCCACCAGAACAGTCACGCTGTCTCAGACCGGTGGTGTGAAGTACTGGTACAATGGAATTCAAGTAACTGGTGCTGCGACAATTACTGCCACTCACGGAACAACTGCAGGGTCATACTTTTTCTACTTCAATAGTACCACACCAACATTTACCATAACTACAACACCGTGGAGCCTTGAGGACCACGTGTGCGTTGCGTACATTTACTGGGACGGAACAAAGGGAGTGGCTTGGGAAGAGAGACACGCATCTCAGAGAGACCCAAAGTACCATGCCTATCTGCACTCAACACGAGGAACACGAAAGGCAAACGTCGGTCTAAATATTTCAGGATATACCATTGAAAACGGTACAGATAATACTTATGTACGATACGCGCTTTCTTCAGGTACTGTAAATGATGAAGACATCGCGGTAAGTATTCCAGCAGTAACTTCTGGTGGACCATATATGATATGGTGTAGAAATGGTTCAGCTTGGACATATTCTACTACTAGGACTGAGCCGTATGAGATTGCAACCACTTATATCAAGTATGATGATGCTGGAACTCCTACTGAGGCAGTATCAGGAAAATTCGTAAATTATTGGTTATTTGCAACAACTGCATTGGTTGAAGCAAATAGAACTTTCCTTGTTGTTGGTCAAACTCTGCACAATGAACTTGGTGATGCACTGTATGAACCATTTTCTAATATGTCATTTACTGGATTTCCAGTTTTAGAAGCTGCCCCAATTTATCGCCTAACATTTGCAGTTAATTCAACCTATACGACAACTGGAAAAGTTTCACTAGAGGCTGTAGTTGCAATTGACCGTGACTATGCACCAGCCAGATTTAAGGTCGACTACCTTGACCTAGGTTTCACAGATGCAGCAGGTGCGCCGATTGCCGACACTGCTCGTCTGTTCTGTGATGACATTGCAAACCGTTTTATGCCAACCTTCGTTGGTCCTGTCGGCGTTGAAACAGCGCTTCAACCTCTACTTGCTAGAAACAAAACGGGTCTTTGGAGCCCACCTGGAAACAATACAGCAACAGGCGCACTTTTTGGTCTTGGCTCATTCTCTGACCTTGGTAGTCCTACAACCCGAAATGTAACTGCTGCCACGTACCTAGGTAGAATGCGCCGATTAGGATATCGCGGCAACAGCGCTACATCGAGCTTTGCAGGAGTCTTTTCAACAGCAGCGCAGTTTACCACAGGTGACGCAACTGGCCCCGGCGGTTTTTTCTTTGTTGCTCGATTTGGCATATCAGATGAAGCCGTAATAACTGATGCTCGTCAATTTGTAGGTATATCGTCAAGCGTTATATCTCCCACTAACGTTGAACCAAGTACGCTGACGAATTGCTTGGGGATGGCACAACTTGCGTCTAGTAATACGCAGCTCTATGTCGTATTTGGTGGAACAATTCCACAAACTCCTGTTGCACTTGGTGCAACTAATTTTGCTCCCACCATCGGAGCTGCATTTGAATTCGCAATATTTGCTCCGCAAGGTGCTGAGGGAATTATGTATTGGAAGGCCACTAATTTAACGTCTAACGCGTCTGTTGATGGTACGGTAACTGGTGGTAGTACTATAACACCAGCAAAAACAATATTATTGGCGCCATCGCTATGGCGCTGTAATAACACTACGGCTCAGCGCGTAGGCATTGATATTTCGTCAATTTACATAGAGACAGATGAATGAGCTACACTATTAATCTTTACACAGGCACTGTCATTCGTGTAAGTGACAGCGTTCAAATCTTGCCTTCTCAAAGTGCTACCAGCGCCGACGTTACTGCGTATAAGCAGTGGTGTGAGGCTGGAAACTCTCCTAGCATTGATAGCACTAAGCCGCAAGAAGTCATAGTAAATGAAGCAAAGGCGGTGCGCCCGGCACAAATTGCCGTTCTAAAAGTGACTACCGCGGGAGGTCTCGTGTTTGACGCAGATGAAGTTTCACAAGATCGTATGGTAAGAGCAATTTCAGCACTACAGCCATTGGCAACAATAGAGTGGGTCTTAGCAGATAATGCGTGTCAAGTAATATCACGGGAGGTTTTGCAGGAAGCACTCGAACTTGCTATTACTGAGACCACTAATATCTGGACTGCACCATATCACTGAACCTCGCAGTGGTTGAAAAACAGCGCTTTTTTGGTCATAAATAAATTTATGGGGGTGTAGCTCAGCTGGGAGAGCACCTGCTTTGCAAGCAGGGGGTCATCGGTTCGATCCCGTTCACCTCCACCAGAATACGCTGGATTAGCTCAGTTGGTAGAGCACCGCACTTGTAATGCGGGGGTCGTCAGTTCGAATCCGACATCCAGCACCACCTTTCCTAGGTATTTTAATTATGGAAGCACTTGCAACAATTTCAGCGCTTATAAACATTTTCTCAAAGTGCTTTGATTTAGCAAAAAAACTAAATCAAGAAGAAAGAGAAAATATGTGTGCCCTTCTTAAGGACATTGGTGACCTGCTGAAAGAGGTAGCGCTAGATCTAAGCAGTGGTATGTATCCTGCAAATAAGTGCGCACAGATGGAAATCTACATGCAAGCGCTTGAAACTTTTCTAAATGGAAAGATCTCTGAGCAGCAAAAGCAGCAGATAGTTTTATGGATAACCGATGCAGTGAAGATTGAGCAACTGCTTGGGCAACTAAATGGTTTGCCAGAAGATGAACGCAAGTTTCACCTTAATGGGCTAAATACACTTGCAGGGAAATTTTCTGCCACTGCTAGGCTTCTAGCACTTCAATAACAACCCGCCTTCAATCAAAATAAGAATTATTTAAGTTAGTCTGGCGTGTTATATTAGACTGTTATTAGACTAATGGAAAATAGCCCGTTGGTTGGCACATTATGTTGTTTTCTGATGAAAATTTGAAGTATAAGATAAAGATTGGAGCAGTGCTGGCATTTATCACGGTACTGCTTGTTTATATCTTTAAGGCAGAAGTAGTTACTTCTGCCGTGACTGTAGCAATCTTTACCTTCTTTATTCTCTGCGTTGTCTTTACAAACTTCTACATCACAACACGAGAAAAGTTCATCATCTCACTTTCTGCGGCTACAGCATGGATGATATTCTCATACATTGTTGCTGAGCGGTGGATCGATGAGTTTGCGCAGATTGTCACCTATCCTATCTCTCTTATCTCTATATTCGGAATTGCAATTCTTCCTGGCTTCATGAACGCGTTCATGGTTAGCAGCCTTCTTCTAGATAGGAGACCTACGCGTCGACCTAAGGTAGATGAATACCCAGCAATTACAATACTGGTTGCAGCGTATAACGAAGAGGACAATATCCTCAGTACGCTCGAAAGTATCGATAGGCAAGATTATCCAGGTCAGATGACCACTATCTTGATAAATGACGGCAGCAAGGACCGAACTGCACAGCGCGTGATGGGAGTAATGCACCAATACCCGTGGCTGTACTTCATTAATGAAAGTATGAACCGCGGGAAGAGTAGCGCTCTAAATCTTGGTATGACGAAGGTAAAATCGGCGCTCACGATTACTATCGATGCTGATAGTTACCTCTTCAAGGACGCGCTGAAGCACATTGTAGAGCGCTACCTCAGCGACCCCCAAAACACTGCTGCAGTTGCTGGTGCTGTTCTTGTGCGAAACTCAAGAAAAAATCTGGTAACGAAGACACAGGAATGGGACTACTTCCATGGTATTGCTGCGGTAAAGAGAATTCAAAGTCTATACCAGGGAACACTTGTTGCGCAGGGCGCCTTTAGCCTATATGAAACTCGTGTTCTAAAGGAGATATGTCAATGGCCGGCGTGTGTCGGTGAGGATATTGTTTTGACGTGGTCAATGCTCAATAAGGGCTACCGCATTGGCTTTGCTGAAGACGCCTGTCTATTCACAAATGCACCAGATACCTGGAAGCAATTTATTAGACAGCGTCAAAGGTGGAGCCGTGGTCTTGTGGAGGCATTCAAGGAAAATTGGCAACTTCTATTCAAGGTGCGGATGACCACTCTGTTTATCTGGTGGAATGCTCTATTCTTCCTACTTGACTTGACATACACGTTTGTGTTTATTCCAGGAATTATTCTTGCGTTGTTTGGAATTTACTGGATTGCAGGCCCACTTACGCTGTTCGTGCTGCCACTTGCGATGATTGTCAATTATATAATGTATGACGCACAGGCTGAGATGTTTAGAAAGCAGGGATTAAGAGTAAGAAAGAACCTAATTGGGTTTATGTTTTACTCACTGCTATATGGAATGATACTTCAACCAGCGTGTGTGCTTGGTTATCTAAAGGAACTTGTTGTTGGTAGCAAAAAAACATGGGGAACTAAATGAAAAAGATCTTTACATTATTGGCACTTATATTTGTTTTTTCTGTTGCATCTGCAGAAACAGTTGAATATAAATCATTTCAAGCAGATGATGATGGCATTTTGACGCGAAAAAATTCAGTATTGTTTTTAGGTTCGCCGCTGGGTGTTGGAATAGCATACTCAACACATCGAACCGCATTTGGGAAAGTTGATTCAAAGGAAGCATTTCTTGTACTTGATTATGGTATAAGCAATGTGTCATTTACAGGAAATCTTGGAGTTGGCGAAATTGACGGTAGGACATATTTTGTTGGAGATACCACCGCGCGCTTCTCTCCTCTTAAGGATATAACTACAGAGATAACAGTTTTTGGAGATACAATTATTTCAAATTCTTCACCTGTAAAGACTCCATACTATGGCATAATGACGAATACTGAATTGTCAAACGACGTCACAGGAATTGTTATTGGGGCTAGAAGTATTCGCTATGCTGATAACAACACACAGCAAGGATATAGGGTAAGGGCGTGGACATCAATTGCTAACGGCGTTATAGTTTTTGCAAAGTATCATGGATATACCAATTCTATATCATTTTCACCAAACTATTTTTCTCCTGATGAATACAGCCGTCGAGGACTTGGTATTTTGATCCGTCAAACCTTTGGTAATACACGGGTATCAGCAACAGTTGAAAATACTAAAATTGATTCAGGTGGAAGCATTGAAGATGCAGTTGCTTGGAAACTACAGGCAGACACTAAACTAGCAAAGACAACATCTATGTCAGTAAACGTCGGAAGAGACTATGGATTAGCCGGCGGGTTTGAGTATCGTTTTGCAGAGTTAAAATTGAAAATGGAGTTTTAAAATGTACAAGTATGAACTGTGGGTAAAAATTGGAAATTATCAAACAGCACATACCATTATCTGGGCAAGCAATGACCTAGAAGCAAAGATGTTGGGCGAGGCACAGTATGGTACTGGAAATGTTTTAAATTATACGAGGGTTGATGATTAGTATATAATGTCTCTATAACCCTTTCAAGGAGTATAAGATGGATAGTATGCGAGAGAAGGCACTCAGCGAACTTCAGAAGGTAATTATCTTTTTTCCAGGCAGTAAGGTTCATAATGTTCGGAAAGGAACTCTTGAAACTGTAGATTATACAAGTGTAAAAAACCACGATTTAAGGGTTTATACGCGAGAAGGCAATTGTTATCCAGTTGAGGACCTTACAAAAGTTGAATCTGAATAAAGATGAAATTGCACAATTCTCTATAAATAGTAATAAGCAAAAGGTTCCAAAGAGAACCACAATGAATATGGGAACCAACCCGTATCGGTAGCGGCGACGAACACCGTTAGTCTTATCTAGAAATACTAGATGAGCGTAAGAGCAGGCGGTGAATATACGTTTCAATATGCTCACCGCCATTTATTTCCAAAAAGAAAAAGAAAAAGGGGAAATTAAAATGGCAGATCCAGTAACACAAGTCGATCTAAATTCATTCGAGCGAAATGCAGATGCTCATTTCTACGCAACGCGTGGTGATGTCAAAGACACACGTCATGACGTCATTTCAGAAGTTGATCGTCAAGCAGATAGATTAGATGGTCAAGCAGTAGCATTTTATATTGCATCACAACAAAATGCCAATGAGGCTGCGCGTGATCTAGCAAGTCTAAAAGTCTTGACAGATGCCAATATGTCTCGTACAACAAACGAGATTCAGGCGGCGGTTGCAGCAGGAGCCGCAGCCGCGGCGCTAGAAAGCCAAAAGGTTGCTACAGCAGTTGCTCTTGGTCAAGCAACCCTAAGCAAAGAAATCTTTGCTGATGGTCAAAAGACCCGCGATCTAATCAATGATCTCAAGTATCATGATCTAAATCGCGCGCTAGTTGAGCGTAATGCTGAACTAGTCGATGAGCGTTTTGGACGTCGTCACTGGCGTCATATGGCAGAACAAGGTCAGTGGTCAGCCGTAACAAGCCAACTACAAGCCTTCCAAAGCCAACTGCAAGAAACTCGTCAAGGCATGGTCAATTTCGGCACAATGGCCGGCGTTGGTCAATCTAGCACAAGCAATAACGTTCGCTAATCCGTTCGTTCACATAACAGTGAGGCTAGGCTAAAAGCAGGCCCGTAAGGGCTTGCTTTTCCTAAGAAAGGAGACAAGATGAACACGCTAGAAGCAAGATTGATTCAACTAAATGATGCGCTATTAAAGTTAAGCAGCCGAAAAGAACCAATATCAGATACTCTTCTTCAGCAGGCTATACAGGTATTATCTGGGGGTTTGCCTTCAGTTGATACTGGCTCTGGCAATGATACAGTAATAATAAACAATCAAGACAATGATAATGATTGTGACTGTCCACCTGGACCTACAGGCCCACCTGGACCTACAGGACCGATGGGGTTACCTGGAAAAGATGGCCCGACTGGACCCACGGGACCTATGGGGTTACCTGGAGAAATGGGGTCTACTGGACCAACCGGCCCAACCGGCCCTAAGGGAGACCCAGGAAGTTGTTCTCATGATGGCTGTAAAGCCGTTGTGGTGAGCGAAGATTATGAGGTTCAGGCAGATGACCTCTATGTAGGGGTAAACAGCACAGGACCAGTTACTATCACTTTGCCCACTGTCTTACTTGATTGCTTTATTTTAATAATTAAATCAGAAATGAGTGCCCCTATAGGCTCCCGAAAGATTAAAATAGTAACTTCAGATGGTGCAAAAATAGATAACTTAACTCAAGTTACTCTACAAGAACCATTTGAATGTTTGCAATTGCTCTACAGAGGAAATGCATGGCACATAGTATCGAGGCAATAAATTAATTACATAATCAAAATGGGGGAGAAATATTATGAAACAGTTAGCATACCCGGATATGTCGTTATCACCGCACGGAGAAAATGAAGAAGAAAAATTAATGAGTTTGGCAGATAATATGGCGGCCGCCGCCTCAATGTTTAATGCACATGGATATGACAATTTTATCCATAGTCGTCAAGCATTTAGGAAAACGCTTCATGACCACTTTTTGAAATTTGTAAAAATCACACATCCAGAAGTATAATAAAAACTAGGCGCAGGAAACTCCCCGAGATTTTAGAAATAGAATCTCGGGGAGTTTCCTTTTTGGCTCCAATAAATAACTCTATGCAGGTGTAATTCAGTGGTAGAATGTCTCGTTGCCAACGAGAATGTCGTGAGTTCGAACCTCACCACCTGCTCCATGTGTTACAGTAAAACTCAGGTTGAAATATGTGTTATAATAGCAGTATGACACGGGGTATCGACATCACTGCAATTATCTAGGTGGTATATTTCAAGCAAATATCATGGGAAGAAAATTTCTTATTACTGCCACTGCTCTTGATAAAAGAGGCAAAAAGATTTCTTCTGCGCAAAATAATTATTTTCGCACACATCCGTTGCAGGCTAAATACGCCAAACACGTTGGGTTGGATAAAAAACAATCTTTGCACGCAGAAATATCCTGTATTATTCGTGCAAAGGGCAAAGAAATACACAAAATAAAAATTGAAAGATATGACGCAAGCGGAAATCCAAAACTATCAAAGCCGTGCCCTATCTGTGAGATGGCAATAAAAGAAGCAGGTATTAAGTTTGTTGAGTATACTGTTGGATAAATTTACTCAGTCTGTAAAGAATAAAATATACACCATCTATCAAAAGGCGATAGACGAACACACTGCCATTAAGGTTATTGAGCATACTTGAAGCACTAAATATAGTTTCCACATAAATAGTTCTGTATTTTTAAAGCGCAAAACTATGAATATTCTAGAACTTCACGCACTTAACCGTCAAAAAATACTGCTTGAGCAACACCTGTTAGAATCTCAGGCTCTCTTAGAGTCTGTTTGTCTTGACCTATCTGAAGAGCAGTCTCGCGTCGTTAGGGGTATTCATGGTGAACTTCTACCGCTAATTGAAGCAGCGGTCACGGTTGACCAACTTACCCAGATGTTCAAACACATCGAGGATGCTGAGACTGCAGCAGGTACAAACCGCACCGTACTTGGAAAAGCAAAAGACACAGTCGTAAAAGCAAACGACGTAATTAACAACGTCGGTAAATGGCTGCAAGACACCAGACCTGTTCAGGCATTTGACCAGAAGTTTGAAGACCTAAAGAAGAAGATAGGCGAAAAGTTTCCTGCGCTAGAGAAGAACCTTACAGCAATGGGTACTTGGGCTAAAGAAAACCCAGGTAAAACCGCGGCCATTATCGGTGTTCTAACTGCTATCGCTTCAATCGCTGGTGGTCCAGTTGGTGGTGCAGTGGCAGGTCAGATTCTTCGTGGAGCAGCAGAACTTCTGAAGGGTGAGAAACTCTCTACTGCTATCGGCAAGGGCATCAAAACCGCTGCGTACGGTTTTATTGCCGGAAAACTATTTGATCTCGCAGGTCAATATGTTGCTGGAATAAGAGAAAAATATATTCCATTTGGTCCTAAGGACGCAGGTCTTGAGCGTGTAAGTTTCGATGCATCACGTCAAATCAATGCTCCTGGTTTGGAGTACGTGCGGCCGATTAAGTCTGTCGATGCGCTGATGACATCAGAAGATGCAGAGACAGTGCGTAATGCCATTGCAACTATTAAAAAGGGCGGGGAAGGTGCTGGAAAAGCATTTGACGCATTAGTAGCTGTTAGCAAGGAAATAAACTCTAAAGAGTATATGCAGGCGATGGAAGGCGCAATGAAAGGTGCTTGGGCCGCTGCAAAACAAAATGATAGTTTGCTACAATGGATAAATGCACTTGGTAAAGGCTTATCAGCAGCAAGTCAAGGCGCTGTTGCTGCCGCAGGAGGTGGTGCAGCAAAGCCGAAAACAGAGAGTCTATCTCATGCTCAAATTAATTCATTGTTTGAAGAAGTAGAAAAGCAGATTCTTCTTGAAGGACCATTAGATTTCATTAAGAAGGTAGCAGGAAAAGTAAAGACTGCAGCTGCAAATCTAACTACTAAAATTACCGCTGATAAACTGAATGCAGCGTGGAAGAAAGCTGGTTCACCTACTGATGTAGAAGCTGTGACTAAGGTGCTGGTAGGTGCTGGTGCAAAGCCAGAATCAATCAGTGGTGCATTTGGAAAAGTTGGAGTTGCTCCACCGGAGGAAGCATTATCTGGCGAGGGCGAGAAAAAGCCAACAGAAAAAGCTGGCGAGGGCGAGAAAAAGTCAGAAGATGAAAAGAAACCAGTAGCAGGTATGTCAGCTGATGAAGCACTGCGTGAATTGAAGAAGCTATGGGACGCTTGGACCGATTCAGGAAAAAATGCTCCGCCAGATATGCGAAGGCTCATCAAGCAGATGTGGTTAGATGCTGGTGGAATCAAAGCTGAATCTACACGAAGTAAGAAACCTGTTTTACTTGAGATGCCTCAACTTAAGAAACTAGCTAAGAAGAAATCGTGAGTTGGGTAACGCTGAAAGGTGAATTAATAAACAAAGCAACGCTTCTCCACCTATGCAAAAATCTGACGAAGGAAAAATGGATTGCAGATAAAGGGCTTTATGTAATTCCTATTACACATCAACACGTCCGCTTTTCTGGTGAAGTTTGTCGTATTATAGAAAAATTCTTTCCTAATGGCACAATTCTAATGTTAGAGCCTAAAACTACACTAGAATGGCACTGCGATAAACATAGAAAATGTGGCATAAACGTGTTGCTTGAATATAGTAATAGTTATACGCTTCATGGTAAAAAACTTGAGAAACCCCTCAACGGGATAATATCTTTTGATGTTGTAAATTATGAAGTTGGAAAGCCAGTGCTTTTTGACACAACTTGCTACCACACAGTTATAAACTTTGATGAAAAGCCTAGATTTTTACTTACACTAGATTTTGAGCAGCATACCTATCAACAATTGTACGAAGAGGCAGTTGCTATTGGTGCAGTTTGAAATAAACTGGCGATGAAGGTTGAGGCTGTGTTATAATTGTTATGAATAAATAACCTTTGAAAATATTAAAAGATTATTTCCCGCCGTAGCTCAAGGAGAGCAGGGGGTCTTATAAGCCCTTAATCTAGATAAGGTCCAGGATGTGGTTCGATTCCACACGGCGGGACCAAACTAAAATAGGTGTAAATAATGGAAGAGCAAGATACTAAAAAAAGAGAAGAAGCCCTTAAATCATTGGACGAAATTTCAGAAGTGTTTAACCGCGTAATGAAGCAAGAAGAGGAAGCGCAGGAAAAACTGTGGAATTCTCTTTCTATGGAGGACCAAATAAGTCTCTTTTGTGCTGTTTCTAGGCGCATCTACAAGGGTGAGATTGAAGAAGGTCGCTCATATCGTGGAGTTCTTTACACTACCTTCGGCTTTGATACATCAGCGTATGCTCTTGCGCAATATGCAAACTACCTAGATATTCATAATTTAATTATGTCACCCAGTGAAGAAAAGCGGCTCATGCTAGCATTTGCAAATTATCTAGGCGTCACGTCCACTCCTGAGGTGGTAGAAGAATTTTTAAGGTCTGGCGCAAGGTATGGATAAAAGACTACAGCCTGGTGATTTGGCTCTTATTATAAAGAGCGTTACTGGGGCGTCAGTTGGGAAGATTATTACGTGTATTGAAATTGCCGGCACACATTCAAAGTACGGAGTCGTGTGGTTAGTAGAGGCACCTACGGAACTTATGACTGAGAATGGTAAAAGAAGTAAAACAGGTCATATGCCACAGGATTGGTTGATGAAGATTCCAAAGGACACATTACCAGGCGAAGCTGATGAAAGTCATCTCCCACTAGAGACTGTAGTATAAAACTCAATTAACCATTTAGATTGATTAAATATAATATTTAGCCAACCTGAGAATTTAATGCACACTCAAGTGACACCTTTTACACGCGATAACAAGGAACTAGAAGCCACTGTGAATAAGGGCATAGCGTTTCTGCATTTAGAAAATTCATTCAACAAAGCACTCTCCTTTCTCAAGGAAAATGATGTACCAATAGCAGTTACCCTGCGAGTACTCCTAAATAGACATCAGCGGAGGGATACAGACTGGAAGTAAAGTGAGAAACATAATACAACAGATAAAAGAAGCGCTCGAGCGCGAATATGAAAATCGTTGGGAAGTGATCTTAGGAAGAGACCTCACTGACCTCGATAAAAAGCTTGCTCCAGAAGAGCATCTACAGGAAGCAGTAGAACAGCAGGTCAAAAAACCTTGCTAACTAGTGTTTATTGCTAAATACTAGCGTACTTCTCAAAAAGGAGATAAAAATGGATGCTACCCAAATGATGAGTGTTGCTTCAAGTCTGGTCGGGCTAATTGGCGGACCAATTAGTTTATATTTTTCATGGAAGGCAGCAAATAAGTCCAGCCAAGCAGTTGCTGGTGCTGAAGAACTGTCTCGCCGAATGACTAGCCGTCGTCTATATAAGATGGATGGAAGTGTTGATGTTGCTGGAGAGCAAAAGCCAGTAGAAGTAGAACAACTTCCTTTGGTCCAACCAGGTCCAGAGCCCGTTGAGCCAAAAACCGCAGTCAAGGCTGCACCGAAGCAGCGGGCTGTACGCAAAACCACAAGAAAGTTTTAACCTAAAAGATGCCTAAAAATGTTGGCACTTGTGTTATAAACATTAATCCACAACTAACTCTCTAAAGGAGAACCAAATGAAGAACGTAGTACTCGCCGCCCTAGTGGCTTTCAGTGCAAGTGCATTTGCGCAAGCCCCAGCAGCACCTGCTGCCAAGGCTGAGCCAGCAAAGCCTGCTGCTCCTGCACCTAAGGCTTCAGCACCTGCTGCCAAGCCCGGCGCACCTAAGGCATCTGCTCCAGCAGCCAAGCCTGCTACTCCAGCAGCACCTGCTGCCAAGGCTGAGCCAGCAAAGAAGTAATTCTTTCCTAGCATAAGAAATGGGCTCTTACGAGCCCATTTCTATTTCTAACCTAAACTTATCTTACTACAGGTTTAATTTGTGTTATTATAACAGTGTTGAACAAACAAGGTTCAGCAACTTTTGTAACTCAAAGGAGAAACTTATGGCTTCAAAGACCAAGTATGTTAAGCAAACCGTTGCCCGTGACCTAAAGACTGGTCGCTTTGTAAAGATGGCAGTTGCCAAGCGTCGTCCTACCACGACTGCTGTAACTACCGTTCGCATTCCGCAGCGCCAACGTTCTGCTTGATTTTAAGATTATACTGGGAGCGTAATGCTCCCGGTATATATAGAGTATAGGCTTCTTACAGCGGCCTCAAATGCTGTAAAACACACTACACACAGGAGGTCATTATGACTACCAAAACAAATGCTAGTTCTAGCAAATCACCCTACGAAATCAGGCTAACTCTTCTTCAGATGGCGCAAGACTATCTGCAGGCACAAACTGCCATCCAACTGGATATGGCTAATAAGATGGCTGATCATCTTATCAGCACCCAGAAGGCTACGCTGGAAGAGGCTGGAAAACTAATGCCTAAGATGTACTCCATCGAGGAAGTTGTCAAGAAGGCAAACGAACTCTATGGCTTCGTACAGAAGAAGGACTAATTAATTAGTTTAACCGAACGGCATCCTGCCTAGGCAGGATGCTTTGTTTTTATTAGGGAGATTTAAAATGGATTACCAAGCAACTGCGCAAAAACCAAGGGGTGCTGAATGGATGGCCGAAGCCTTTGTTTTTTATTCAGAAAAAATTGCTAATGTTTGGAAGAATATTACGGCACCGTCAGTTTATGGACCAGAAGGGTGTGAAACCACAGAGCAACTGAGGCAATACGCTAATAGTATTCGCAATACCAATCCTGGTTTTGCTGCTGATCTTATGGCAGCAATTGATAAGTCTGAAAGCAGACAATAAATAATACTATTCAATTGACTGGTGCCTTGATTTTCCGGTAGCAGAAATGCATTTTCTGTCTATTGGCTCTTGAAACCGCATAATGCTTAGGCAGGGTGCTATTCGGGCGTTTCTTAAGTCTGCAGCAAAAACAACGCCTCTCCAGTCAATTGATAAGAATAGGAGTAGGTAAAATGAAAAAATTTCTGTTAATATGCACTCTATCATTTTTGTTCTTTTGGGCGAATGTGTTTGCTGGCACACCTAGGGAATCAAAACATATTTCTGAGTGTAAAGAACATGTACCTTATGGAATTCCAGATGTAAAAAAGATGGATGTTTCTCGCATCTGCAGAGAAGGATATGCGCTTGAGCATGACAATAAAGCAAAGATTCCGGTTTGGGTTTCATACACATTAACATCTAAAAGAGTTTTTGGATGTGCGAAGCGTACAAATGATTTTGATCCAGAAATAAGTTTTCCTCCATTTATTAGAGCAGAAGTAAGCGATTATGCAAAGAGTGGCTACGACATTGGGCACATGGCTGGAAATGCAGATATGCGCTGGTCACCACAGGTAGAAATTGAAAGTAATGTACTGAGTAATGCAGCACCTCAACTACCTGCATTGAATCGCGGACCCTGGAAGCAACTTGAAGAACTCGTAAGAGTTTGGGCGGTGGAACGAAATACACCACTTCTTATCCATGTTGGCCCCATCTACAATAGAAAGTCATCTAATACCATTGGGCGTGGTAGAGTTGTTGTTCCCGATGCATTCTTTAAAGTAGTAATCGACCAAAAAAATAATCAAGTACTATCATTCATTTATCCGGCCGGAGCAACAGCAGGCGACCCATCACAGTTTGTGACCGATTTTTACGAGGTCCAGCGCCGGACGGGCATTCAATTTGCTCTACCTAAGCAACCAGCATTTTCTACGCAGGTATGGCCAAATAATTCTAAGTCAATATCTACTATTAAGACTGCTTCATGTAAAGTTCAATAGCAAAGAAACATTCTGCAACGGCTTAAGGCATAAATAGCATATGTTTTTTGGTGGTGCAGATGAAGATTACTGATATTCTTTTAGAAAACTCAAAGCCTCCTCTTATAGTTTCTATTATTAACCAGAGAATAAAGAAAGGTGAGAAGGTTTATATTGACGTGGGTGTTCATTCATTCACGAAGCTAAAGGGTCTTATTACACAAGAAATTTATCCCGTTCAAGCCTTGAACCTATTTGGAAATAGTAGGCATGATGACTGGGAAGTCTTCTATAAAGATGAAAATACGGGCGCGCGAAAAAGAGCTGTCTTAACTGGAGACGGCTCAGAGAATTTCTATACACTAAAAACCATCAAGGTAGATGGGGAAACACGCGTCACTTTGGTTTCAAAACAAAATAAACAGGAACCCGAAGAAGATAAACTCCGTGAAGAACAAGCAGAGCAGCAAAAACCTCCTCTGATATGGACCCTTGTCGATAATCAATTAAAGAAGGGAAACGCCGTTTATTTTAGTTTGAATTACCTCGGGCGGGAAACAAAAGGAATTGTGTCAGATGCGAGGGTAGGTATGAAAGACACCGACGGAGTTATAAAGGTTTGGTTATTAAGGCTATCTAAACGTCAAGGTGTTGGGTGGAAACACTATCATGATATGTACTTCAATGAAAGAAGCGCTGACAGATACACTCTTAGGAAGACCAAAAAAGGTCTAGAACTTCAGGAAAAATAATGGAAAAGCAAGAACTTGCAGATGCAGAATTTACGTCAGCAACCATCCAGCGTCTGTTAAAAGCAGGTAAAGAAGTCTATACTATTTCAGAAAATACTTACGAACTATCAAAGATACACACTATTAAATTAAAGCCTCAGGTAGGTGTTGTGACTTTATACCTAGAGCCCGTATTTCCAGTTCCTACTTCAAAGACTTACAACATAGAAGACATCGATGCTGGTCTGGTGGCGTTAAAGAAACTTCCATCGCCATTTGGACATTGGGTGTTTGCCTCTATGTGGGGAATTCGGCGCTTTTTGCAGAACGAAAATGCAAAAAATATGCAAGATAAAGTATCTGAAGAAGAGAATTTATCTAACTCCCTCGCTGAAGATGAAGTATTTGATGAAAAGCAGTTTGACTTTTTTGTTTCAATGCTTCAGAAACTTCTGAAAAAGTCAAATGACGTCTATTATATTCGTGAAAGAAAAGATAGAAGTATCTCGCGCGGACCTCTTGTTCATAACTATAGAGTAGAACCTTTTACAGATGTTGATTTGACATATGTTGGTGGTTTAGGACAAGAAAAAAAAGAAGGGTGGATATCACTTGAAAAATCAGGCGGAACATCAATCGCAACGCTTAGAAATGAAGATGTCGCCGATGGAAGTGTTGTTATCGGTCGCATTCCTGGTGGTGGATGGGGAGTTGCGCACAGCCACGTTTGGGAAAGATTTAAGCAGCATGAAGAAGAAATAGCTGCTGGTAAAAAACAAGACAGCCTTGAAGAAATGCAGGAAGATAAGGACTTTGATTCCATTTATGCCGATACGCTGAAATCAATGATCGAGCGCCTGCGAAAAGCCGGTAAAAAATTCTGGTTGTTGGATGATGAATTCTATGATTCAGAAAAACCAATAACCGGCTTAAGTGTAAACCCGTCATCAATAGACTTTTTTGTTGAATACAATTATCCAAAGGGAAAGGCAGTAAAGATACGTGTCTATTATGAAGACATGTTTAGTAAGATGAAACTTAAGAAGCAGCCAAATGACGATTATTTTGTGGTGATTGACAATGAGACTCGATGAAATAAATCATTCTGACGAAACAGAATTATTAAGTACGCTGCTTAATAAGCTTCTTGATAAGCAAAAAACTGTACAGGTCTGGTTTAAATCAAATACAAATTTATTGCGAGCCTCTGAAGAGATAGCCGACATACCACCTGAAGAGATCATAGAGATTGACAGTGAGTTTAGCTGGCGCTACGCTGGTGATCTTTTAGAATCTAAGTATTTGGGCCACACCGGCCGCGATCTTTGGATAGTATATACCCAAAGCCAGAAGAAAGCAACTTCTAAAGTTGAACCTAAACTAATTGAGAACAAAAAAGTATTTCTTAAAAAACACGCAGATCATTGGAGGCTATTCATTGATCGCTGGTAGATTGAAAATGTACACTCAACCTTAATTTTTATTTGGCGCTGCTTACTATAGAAATAAAATACATCTATACTTATAGAAGGAAATAAGATGAAAACTTTTCATTTATCACTTGACAAATGCGGAGATGATATTCCTCAGCATGACCCTGATGGCAATGACATCCAAATGCATGAAGCAAGTAACGGAGATTTAATTATTTCCTTTAGCGACAAGTGGCTCGAAGAATCAGATTGGCAGGCTGGTGATGTGCTTCGATTTGAGATAAATGAAGATGCAGGCAGTTCGCAAATCATCAACACCACGTACGAAGAACGTAAAAAGGCAGCCAGTGATCAATCAGTCTAAGAAGCCAACGCTGAAACAAAAAGTAGAAGTATATGAGCAACTTCTACACGACCTGAACTATCACCGTACAGTCACATGGAACAGTCAGGCAGTTACTGTGCTAAATGAAAAAATTAGAGCATGGAGCAACGCACATTCAAATGCACCTATTCCGCTTCAGGAAAAGGAAAAAAGAATTGTTGAGGCGTTTTGGCACCTGAAGGTTAGGTAAAAACAGGTTATTAGAAACACTAAATACTGGTGCTATAGCACCAGTATTCTTATACAGATATAAAAGATGAAAGTAATTATATACACAATCGCAAAGAATGAAGAAAAGCACGTTGAGCGCTTTATGAACTCCGTTAAGGGTGAAGCAGACGCAGTTTATGTGCTTGATACTGGATCCACTGATAAAACTGTAGAACTACTTGAAGGCTTAGGAGCCATTGTTCAGACCAAAATCGTGGATCCCTGGCGCTTTGATGTTGCTAGAAACCTATCGCTGCAAATGGTTCCTGAAGATGTTGATATCTGCGTCTGTATTGATATCGACGAGGTTATTACACCAGGTTGGAGAGCCGCAGTAGAGAAAACCTGGACAGAAAAAACTACCAACCTCCACTACAACTACATCTGGAGCCACAACTCCGATGGTTCTGCCGCAGTTAGTTTCTGGATAAGCAAGATCCACCAGCGTCACAATGTTCGCTGGATCCACCCAGTTCATGAAATCATTGAAGTTACCGGAATGGATCCTTATGTTACTCGCTGTGAGACACTTGAGGTTCATCACTATCCTGATAATACGAAGAGCCGCAAATCATACCTGCCGCTGCTTGAACTTGCAGTAAAAGAAACACCCGAGAATGACCGTAATAGTCACTACCTCGGAAGAGAGTATATGTTGTACGGGAAGAATGAAGAGGCGATTGCTGAACTTAAGCGTCACCTTACCCTTCCATCTGCAATATGGGACGTTGAGCGAGCCGCTTCTATGCGTTACATTGCGCGAAGCAATCTTCGCCTCAAGAACTTCTATGAGGCACGAGTATGGGCGCTAAAGGCTTGCGCTGAAACTCCTTTTGAAAGAGAACCCTGGTGGGAACTGGCAAATGTTGCCCACACCTCAAAGGACTATCGAACGCTTTACTTCGCCGCCACAAACGCGCTCTCAAACGGAAAGCAGGGCGAGAGGTACATTGCTGATCCTACCGCCTGGGGCTTTGGCCCCTATGACTACGCTGCTGTCGGTGCGCACTTCATTGGCTTCAAGGAAGATGCTCTGAAGTATGGAGAACTAGCGCTTGAGACTGCTCTTAAGCACAGCGAAAAGCCAGAAACCATTGAGCGCCTGAAGAAAAATTTGGGGGTGTTCAAGTCAAAATTTGGTCAGGCTGCTGAAAGTGCCGTAAAACCAGAAACTTCAAAGGAAGAGAGAACAGAGTGAGAGTAGCAGTAATCACCCCTTACTACAAGGAAACAACCAAGCAACTACTGCAGTGCCACCGCAGCGTTTTAAACCAGACACACAAGGAGGTTCGTCACATAATTGTATCTGACGGTCACCCGAATGCTGACGTGGATACGTGGGACTGCGACCACATTAAGATCCCTAACAGCGGTGACTATGGTGATACACCTCGTGGTATTGGTGCTGCAATCGCATCAATCCAGGGCTATGATGCTATCTGCTTCCTGGATGCCGACTGCTGGTACGATCCGGATCACCTCGAAGAAATGATTGCCGCACAAAAGCGGACCGGTGCTCCTGTCATCACCTGTGCTCGAAACCTATACCGACCCAATAACCTGTTTATGCGGGTAGATGATGAATCGGATGGTGAAAATTTCTGTGACACGAACTGCTACCTTTTCATTGCTCAGGCATTTACGTTCCTTCGCCTGTGGTTGTTCAAAACAAAGAAGCAGGCAATGTTTGGAGACCGTGCGCTTTGGGATTTCATTGTTAAGGCGAAGGTACCACGCGGAAGAAGCATTAGAGCAACCGTAAATTACGTTACGACTTTTGCAAATCACTATATTGGTATTGGCGAAGAGCCACCACCAATGTCTAAAATCTTCATTACCATCAACAATGAAACACGCGCAATTCCATATGAGGCGTATAAAAGAATTCTCGTTGAACAGGAGAAGAACAAGGCAGCAAAAAAACAAGAGATTGCTATGAGATCAGAATCTAAAGAACCGGTAACTGTTGTGTGTTGGTTATGGAATGATCCTAATTTACCATATGCTTTTAAGCCAGAATACGTTAATACCTTGGCTTCAATGCTAAGTAGAAATTTAACTGTACCACATCAGTTAGTGTGTATTACTGATATAGATGCTTCTGGATTCAATTCTGATGTAAAAGTTATTCCAATACCAGAATCTGTTAAGCCTTTTCTTTCTGTAAAAACGCCTGAAGGTAAAGAAAAACCATCGTGCTACAGAAGATTGTGGCTGTTTAGTGAAGAGGCTAAATCACTGGGAAGTAAAATTCTGATGATTGATATTGACTTCGTTATTACTGGAAATATTGATCATATAGTTGGTTACACAGATGACTTTGTCGGTTGGCAAAATCCAACTCCTTGGGCTTGGGGCACAAACTATTTTATCGGCTGTTTGTGGCTTCACAGAACAGGCACCAGAACGCACCTATGGGACAATTTTATTACTAATCCAGAAAAAGCAATTTCAGATGCTCGCAGCGCTGGTTTCAGAGGTAGTGACCAAGCATGGATAAGTTATAATCTGTATGGCAAAGAAAAGATGTTCTCTGGTGAAGATGGAATTTATTCAATTCTTGACCATAAAACAAAAATACCGGCAAATGCAAAATTGATTCAGTTTAATGGACCAGATAAACCCTGGTCTCTTAACTATCCGTGGATAAAGGAAAATTGGAAGTAATATGAAAACACATTTTTTCTGGGCATATGGAAATGTAGGAACTGCTTTCAGCAAATGTATTCTGTCATTTGCTGAAAAAGGGTATGATTGTAATGTATGGACATATGGAACAATACAGGACTTACCTTCTAGTATGGTTAGAGATGCAAGAGAAATGCTGTCAGAAGACAAGATCTTTCTTAATAAACAAGGATCATATGCTGGCTTTTCAGATCTCTTTAGATATGTTGTATTGGATAAAATTGGCGGTTTATATTCAGACACCGATGTCGTTTGTTTAGTATCTCCTGATAAACTTCCCACCACACCGTTTTTAGTAACTGAAAAAAATGGTAATGCGGTTCAGATTAACGGAAATGTTCTTTTTAATCCTACACCATCTGAAGGAAATTTGATAAGTCTAGCATTAGCATATACAGAAAAATTCCCAAAGGATAAAATTACTTGGTCAGAAATTGGTCCTTGGCTTTTGACAGGTCTCGTAACAATGAATCCGAATCACGGCTTTACAGTATTTGCTCCTGAATTTGCAAATCCAATAGGTTGGCAAGAAAGTCCAGCGAAGTTTATTGCTGATGGTGAAATTCCGGCAAATACAAGATTTGTACATCTTTACAATGAAACATGGAAAAGGGCAGGTGTAGATATTTCTGGAAAATTCCCTCCTAATTCGCTAATTTCAAAATTGTTGAAATAAATGATAACTATAGTTTGCTGGCTATGGAAAAATTCAAAACTTTCCTATACATATAAACCAGAGTATGTTGATGTCTTGACGTCAATGTTTAAAAGGCACTTGACTATACCACATCAAATTGTTTGCATAACCGATGAACCTGCTTCTTCATTTACATCAAATGTGATAATATTACCTACTCCAGATGAAGCTAGAAAATTAAATGATCTGCAAACACCAGAAGGAAATGGTTTTCCAACGTGCTATAGAAGATTGTGGCTCTTTAGCGAACAGGCAAGAGTATTAGGCAGCAGAATTTTTCTTACTGATCTAGATATAGTGCTTGTTAACAATGTTGACTCTGTGTTTAATAAAAATTCAGATTTTGTTGGGTGGCAGGCGCCTGGTGGTTCAAATTCTTGGGGTTCTAATTTTTTCGTTGGTTGTCTATGGCAACTTAGAACTGGATCAAGAACGCAAGTGTGGGATGATTTTGTAAAAGATCCAAAAAAGGCAATTTCTGACGCTCGAGGCGCAGGTTTTAGAGGAAGTGATCAGGCATGGATAAGTTATAAACTTTTTAAAAAAGAAGAGAAGTTTAAACACGAAGATGGGATTTACTTGTTTAACAGATATGACGGTAAAAATCCTGCTAACGCAAAAATAATTCAATTCAATGGTAATCATAAACCTTGGCACTCATCTGTTAGCTGGGTAAAAGATAACTGGAAATAAGGAAATAATATGTCAATCGTAACATTAGATCAGTTCAAAGAGCATCTTAATAACTTAAATGAGAGTGGAAATTTTTCGTTTGGGTTTAATTGGTTTGATTACGTCAAAACACGACTTAATGAAGAAATTATAGAAAAACATAAACAAAATCTTGAACGACTATATTCATCGATAAATATCGATATTCAAGGGAAGAGCGTTTTAGATATTGGTTGTGGTTCAGGTTTGTCATCTTTGTCTTTTGCTAAATTAGGTGCTTCAAAGTTAACATCATTTGATATTGATGAATATTCTGTGCAGGCTACGGCATTAACAAAACAAAAGTTCTTCTTTAATGAAATTGACTGGGAAATTAAAAAGGCTTCTATTTTAGAGCAAACAGAAATTCAGCAACATGATTTTGTTTATTCTTGGGGTGTTCTACATCATACTGGTGATATGTGGAAAGCAATTAAAAACGCCGCTGCTTATGTAAAGTCAGGTGGTTATTTTCATATAGCGCTTTATCGTTCCGGCCCGAGTTTCCCAAGACATCTAGCAGAGAAACAAAAATTCGCATCTTTGGATCGTGATGATAAGATCAAAATGCTTTATGAATATATGCTCAGAAATCATGGTAGAAATATTTTGTCAAAAGATACTGATGAAAGAGGGATGAATATTTTTCATGATGCTCTTGATTGGCTTGGCGGTCTACCATATGAAGTTTGTGACCCCAAGCAACTTGTTTCATTCTTGCCAGATTTTTCTTCCGTCTATTTTAAAGATTGGAATGAGGGTGGTAATTTCATAATGATTCTGAAAAAGAATTGATATGACTAAACTTAAAGAAAAATGGCAAGAAGATAGTAAAATTGTACCATTAACTGGCGAAATTCAGGAAATATATGAAAATATTCATACTTTCTATTTCTCAAAACTAAAATGCTTTCCCGATTTAGTTAAACCTCAAGATTTTAATTCTAAAATACAGTGGTTAAAATTATTTGATCAGTCTAAACTTCACGTAAGTCTATCTGATAAAGTTGTTGTTAGACACTATATTGAAACCAGAATTGGTGCAGGTTTTACCCCAACAATTTTTGCAAAATTTAAAAGGGCAAGTGAAATTGCTAATTGTAACCTACCAACGTCTTATGTTTTAAAAGTTAATAATAATTCAGGCACCGTTTTTTTAATTAAAGACGGAAGTATGTTCAATTTATCAAGCATAAAAAGTCAACTTGAACAGGCAATAAACCTTGCGTATGGTTGGAAATATGGAGAATGGATGTATTCTTACATTCAACCACAGATATTCGCAGAAGAATATATCGGACCTGTTTCAAATATCCCACCTGCTGATTTTAAATTTCACTGTGTGAATGGTAAAATAAAATGGATTCAATATATTGAAGGAAGAGGTAACTCGGTATCAAAGGAAATAAACGTAGATATTAACGGAAAAAATCTGGATTTTCATTTCAATACACTTCTTGGCAGAACAAATGAATTTAATATTCCACACAAGTGGGAAGAAATGAAGGATATTGCGGAAAAACTTTCAGCCGGTTGGAAGTATTTGCGTGTTGATATGTACCAAACACATTCTAGAATTTTTGTGGGTGAACTTACCTTTTTCCCGTTAGGCGGTTTTTTAAGTGGTGAAGGTCAAAAAATTGCTGGAAAAATGTTAGATTTTTCTACAGATGATTTCAAACCTTTTGTTATTAATGAACTTGAGAACACGTTGAGTAGACATAAAATCTATTCAGGTTGTTATTAGGAAAAATATGTGTGGTTTTGGAGTAACGAATAAGATCGGTCTTGAAAAGACAAATCGCTTCTGCATAAAGCGGGGGCCAGATTTAACTTCTGTAAAAGTTGTAAACAATGTAGAATTTCTGCACAATCTTCTGCATATTACCGGAGAAATTACCCCGCAACCATTCATTGATGGTGATATAGTATGTGTGTTTAATGGCGAGATATACAATTATAAAAAATTTGGTGATTATAAGAGTGATGGATTTTGCATAATTGATCAGTACAAAGATAAGGGTATTTCGTTCGTAAAACACCTCGATGGTGAATTTGCTCTTTGTTTAATAGACTTTACAAATAATATAGTGTTGATAGCGACAGATACTTTTTCCTGTAAACCATTATGGTATGCTTTTGACCAAGATCACTTTGGTGTTTCTTCTTATCAAAGTCAATTAACTGGACTTGGATTTGAAAATTCAAAAAAGTTAAGCGCTAATACCACGAGGATCTATGATTTAAAAACCCTTAGGTTAAAGCAAGAAATAAAAAATATTTCTTTTGATTTAAATCAGCACAAGTCAAATTGTGATGACTGGTTAGTTGCTTTTTCAGAAAGTATCAGAAAAAGAACAGCAAATACCCCGTACACTATGTTCTTGGGATTAAGTTCTGGTTATGATAGCGGTGCAATATCTTGTGAACTTCATAAACAAAAAGTTCCATTTAAAGCATATTCTATTATCAATAAAGAAAATATGAATATACTTGAACAAAGAACTCATATTTTAGAGGATACAGAATTAATTGATATAAGTAGGGAAGAATACAATTTTCATCTTTCTGAATTAATGTCATACTGTGAAGACTTTAAGTATAAAGATAGGTTTAAGGACTATGACATAAAAGCGGACAATGCATCAGTTGGTCTAGCAGCAATTTGTACAAGAGCAAATAATGAAAAGAGGAGAATATATTTTTCTGGACAAGGTGCTGATGAAATTATTAGCGATTATGGTTTTGCGGGCAGAAAAATATATGATCATAGTTCATTTGGCGGATTATTTCCAGAGCGTTTGGAAGGCTTTTTTCCTTGGCACAGTTTTTGGGATGGAACGCAAATTCAATATCTAAACAAAGAGGAATATGTTGCGGGTCATTATGGAATAGAAACGCGATATCCATTTTTAGATACTGCTCTCGTACAGGAATTTTTATGGTTGAAAGCCTCAGTTAAGAATAGTAAATATAAAAGCGTTCTTCATGAATATCTTGAAAAGAATAATTTTCCATTTGTTCCTGGAGAAAAAATCGGTTTTTCACCCAAAAAATAAACACATAGATAGGTTACCACTATGAAAGTAGGAATTGTTGGTTATGGATGGATTGGTAAAGCAACAGAACGGCTTTTTCCACATGCACAGATTTATGATAAGTTTATTGATGAATATTCTAGACCGCTAGAAAATTGTGATATTTGCTTTTTGGCTGTTCCTACGCCCTGGACTGGTGGTCCAGAACTTGATTGTTCTGCTGTAGAAGATGCAATTGCAAACTGTAATTGTGACTTTGTTGTTATTAGATCTGCAACTCAACCTGGCTTTGCAGACAAGATGGCAAAAAAGTATAACAAGAGAATAGTTGTTCAGCCTGAATATTTGGGAGAAACCCCTGCACATCCAATGCTGCAGATGGACAGCCGTCAATTTATGATTTTAGGCGGAGATCCTGAAGATAGACGTAAAGTAATTGATTGCTATGCTACAGTTTATAATGCGAATGTTAGAATTAGACAGGTATCTAGACTTGAAGCAGAAGTAATCAAGTTTAGTGAAAATCGTGCAATTTTCTACAAAGTAATGCAGTGTCAGGAACTGTATGACGCGTGTGAGGCCGCAGGAGTTGATTATTACACCGTACGCGACGCAGTGTATGGAGACGATCCTAGAATGAATTTATGGTGGACATTCGTTTACCCTGATAAAAGAGGTGCAAATAGCAAGTGTATTCCAAAGGATGTATACGCGTGGTGTGCTTGGGCAGAAAGTGTTGGAATAAATCCTGAAGCAACAAATGCCCTTCTTAAGTACAATGAAAAACTAGTAAAGTCGAATGACTGCAAAAAATGACATTACCGGTGATGCTTTAAAAACAAAACAGAGCACAGACCAATATAGAACTGGCTGGGAAAGAATTTTTGCAAAGAAGCAGGAACCTTCTTCTACTGAAAAGTCTAAACCACAACAAGAAAAGTGTTCAAAGCCATCTTCTGGCTCTTCTGCCTAATATTTTCCAGTTCTGCTTTTTCAATTTCTGCATCATCGTTTATTGTGACGGATATGCAGGGAAATATTCTGCTGCAGAAAAATATCGATGATGTTCGCCCTATCGCAAGCATCACCAAGATGTTTGTTGCGCAGCAGAGCGCCTCTCTTGACCAAAATGAAATGATCGAGGTCACTAAAGAAGATATAAGAAATGGTGGAAGAACATTTACACCTCTTAAAGCAGGTCAGTTTTATACGCGAAGAGAACTTACTGAATTGTCTTTAGTTTCTTCTGACAATGCCGCTGCCAAGGCACTTGGGCGTGTTACTGAACTTTCATCGGTTGCAAATGCTACGCTCGTTGAAGGAAGTGGTCTAGATGAATTGAACCAATCAACCGCTAGAAAGATTGCTGAAAGCGCAAGAGAACTTTATCGAACAGAACTCGCAAGCATCTCAGTTCGGGATAAAACAACCATAGGCGAAAGAATAAACACCAATCCGTTCTTAAACAAAGAGGGCTGGAAGTTCTACCTTTCAAAGACAGGATTTATTAAAAGGGCGGGTGGCTGTCTAGTTACGGTGATGGAAGTCAACTACAATATGGTAACAATAGTAATTCTAGGATCTCAGAATACTAGAGAACGTTGGAATGACCTAATCAAACTGAGAAAGATGCTGGGAGATACCAACTTTTATGTGCCAGTAAAAGTGACAAAAGTAGTAAAACAAAGAAAAAAGTAACATAAATGTTACTTAGTAAAAGTAACATAAATGTTACTTAGTAAAAGTAACATAAATGTTACTTAGTATTACACCGTGTAACATTAATGATACAATTTGTTACAATTTGGCGGTGTACATTTAATCTAGATGGTGTTAAGATATAAAAGTTGTCTAAATAACTAGACACGCTAAAGGAGAAGTGAAAATGGCTGTTGATCGTGGAACTGGTTTCTTTGATTTTGCTTTTATGGGTCAGATTGAAAAGGCCGCCAATCTTATGGTTGCCAAGGGTATGGCAATTGACCGTGTGAATGCAACTGAAGGTGCCCGCCCCGAAAATGTGCGAAAGGCAATGGCAATGATTATGGGCTCCAACAGCATCCGCCAGTTGGTGCTTGGAATGGGAAATTTTGCCCTCTCGCACCTTGATCCAAAGTTGAAGGTTATTCGCTAATCTTTTAACAATAACGAAAAGGGCTCTTAAAGAGCCCTTTATTTTTACTGTGGGATGTAGTTTGTCCAGACAACTTTGCTTGATGTTACGTACTTCTGCAGACCTCTTCGGTTGTTTTGCACATAGTATGACTTGTTTGACCAGATGGCTTCTAGTGCCTTCAAAGACTTATCTACATTCTGTGGGTCTGCAAATAGTGGATGTACCCAAGGAATCTCATTTGAAACAAGTATGGGGCGCCCGACATAGGTAGCATCTGCAGCCACAATGTTAAACGTTTCTGACATTGATACTTGAAGTAGAAGGTCACAATCTCTTAGGCTCTGCAGAAAGGTACTTCTATCTTCCCATGGATGTTCTACGACTATGTGACCCATTTCCTCAACTGTCTCTTTGACGTTCTTTGAGATAGGTGACCCGCCACTGTCGAGTCGATTATTGACATGGAATCTTAGTGGCTTTCCAATGGAATCAGCAAATCTACTAGCGATAAAGACCTGCTGAAGGTGATTCTTAAGTGGTCTAAATGCACCAAAGCATGCAACGTCGATGTGTGACTTTGAAGAGGTATTGAGACCAGAAATAGGGTCAAAATCTGTTGGATATGAATTTGGTAGGTAGACTACCTGCTGTTCTACTTGCAAAGAGGAAAGACCCAGTCTTTCCGCAAACCACTTCAACTGCTGATGAGCCCTAGGAGCATTTGGTGCAACAACAATCCCAAGTCTTAGATATTCTGCAATCCACTCCATTGCAATTCCTTCTGTTGAAAGAAATGGAATCTCAGAGTGGATTCGTACTACCCAGGTGCGAGTAGAGTGACGTGGAATTGAAATCAATTCAAGCATCTTTGCTGGTGTAACCCACAGCCCCTCAATAAAAACAAAGTTTGGGTTATATGATGTAACTGATGCATCAATTGCATTAGAGTCAATTACCATCTCCACAAATGAATCTCGATTATTTTCTACCAGCATTTCGCTGACAAAGTTGGCAGAATTCCACATACCAGTGGCAATCTGATATGATCCGCTATAACTGGGATCCTGATTGTAATCGTCTCTTCTTTTGAGCAAAAAGATGCTTTTTGACATATGGGTCTCCATTCAACCAATCTATTTAGATTAAGATAAGCAAAAAATGTGTAAAATACATCAAAAGGGATAAAAATGGCAAACTATTTCATATATAGAAATCTAAGAACAAAGGGATTTAGTGTTAGGTATCGAGGAAAAGTAATTGACCGAGTACAGGAAGCTGTCCTTTTCGGTGTGAAATTTGTGGTAAATGAAAAGGGAAGGCAACGTGTAATTTCTGAAAATGTAAAAAATGTGCATGCATTTGCAGTTGCACGTGACGTATTGAAGGCAGATATTGATATTTCTGGTCAGCCACTCACCGAAGTAAAGTATAATCCTTACAAGAATAATTGTTTTATGTTAGACGGAGAACCAATTTATACGAGTAACTTTGTAGTTCTAAGTGGCGGAAAGTGCCTGACGCGATCCTGCAAAATAAATAGTATTTCAGACGGAGAATAAAAATGGATGAAAGAGATAAGAAACTACACCGCGGAATTCAACTTGATGACAAGTTTGCAAAGACCTTAGGCAAAATGCAGAAAAGCATAATTGACTTGAATTCACTTCTAGAAGATTTTAGGGACTTAGGTCATATTCCAGTCGTGTCACAAGTTTCTCAAGTAAATCAGGCATCAAGAGATCTACTTTCAATCTATGACAAGATACAGATTTTGAGGGACCAAAATAAACTATGATGCAGTTTTTGGAATGCTCAATTGAGCAGGAAGAAATTATTGCCGACCATTTGCTGCTAGAAAAACAACTAGTAATGGTGCCAACTGAGAAGAGCAGAATAGTAAATTTTGTTTCTAAAAAGTATCCCGGCGCCAAAATTAAAAGCGTTAACCTTGATATGGAAAATACACGGTGGGAAATAGATGTAGATATTTCTCCTGAACTGTTACATTTATAACACACTTTTAGTGTACATTTACCAGCCGCAGTGTATAATACCATCATCTAAACAACTTTCTGTGACTTTCTAAAATGGAAAAGATTACTGTTCGTACTCGTAAGCCGCGTAACCCTTTTGTTGTTCCTTCTATGCTTAGGAAAGCAGGAGAGCATGACAAGCGGGATACGCGAAAGCGCAAGTTGGCTCAGGTGCGTTGGAAAGAAGCCGGGGAAGAGATGTTCCGATGAAGGGAACTGCTGATTACGTCAAGGATGAATGTCTAGTACTGCTAGACAGGGCGTTTTATGGCAAGTCACTTACCTTTTTTGGTGAGGATGGCAATGGAAAGTACGGTCAGTGCGTTTATCCCATTACATGCAGGATCACGTGCTATGACCTTGAGTTTGAGGCTTTTAGCGATGATGCTTGTGAAATTATAGCGGTCTTTAGAATTTTTCTAGACAACTATAATTCTGAAGTAACAGGACATGCCATCACTGACATGAACCTGCAGATTAACATAGAGCAGTTGCTAAAGGAACAAGAAATTGCCAAGGATACACTCACAAATGCAAAATTGAGTTTGCAGGGTAAGGACTATATTTCATTCAATGTGGATGTACAACAACTGCTGGCATGGTAATCTGAATGCAGATTTATTTGGTCGGCGGGGCAGTAAGAGACGAAATTCTTGGCATTGAGCCGAAGGATAGAGACTACGTAGTTGTAGGTTCTTCAGAAGAAGAAATGCTAGCACAAGGATTTGAAAAGGTAGGTCTTTCATTTCCAATTTTTATTCACCCAGAAACATATGAGCAGTATGCTCTCGCACGTACTGAGGTAAAATCTGGAAAAGGATATTCTGGATTTACTGTAGATGCTGATTCAAAAATTTCACTCGTTGATGACCTTAGACGCAGAGATTTAACTATCAATAGCATGGCTAAAGACCTCTCTACAGGTGAAGTCATTGATCCATTTGGCGGTAAGAGAGACATTGAAGACAAAGTGCTACGCCACACGTCTAGTGCTTTTTCAGAAGATGCCCTGCGTGTAATTCGTGTGGCGAATCTGTATGCTAGACTTAGCCAATTTGGTTTTACTATCCATACAAAAACTTTCAAGTTGTGTAAAAAGATGGTAAAGCAAAAGATGCTTGACGAACTTCAGTATGTTCGCTTCTGGCTAATACTTGCAAAAACTGTTGAAGAGCCTAATTTCAATATTTTTATCAAGTGTTTAAAGGATCTTGGTGTTTTTTCGCACTCAAAGTTTTTCTCTGGTCTTATTAAAAAGAAGAGTGATATTCTTCGTCTTGTTGATGTTGCAAGCGCCGTAAATCAAGTATGTGAATATTACATGGAATCATCAAAGGTAATTTATTTTACCATGTCTATTTGTCCAGAAGACTCAAAGAGTCTGCACACATTTGCATCTAAGAATCTTCATTCTGCCTTCTGCAAACTGAAGGATGCAAAGAAAATTACTCCTGTCAAACTACTGAATGTACTCTCATCTGCTAGAGCATTTGAGCATAAAAACTATCACCTAGGTGAATTAATTATGCTGGTAAAGATTCAAGAACTTGCTGGTAATAGTATGTGTGTGAGCAGCACCACCCTTAAGCAAATAAATTCTGCGCTTCAATCAGTTCCACGAGAACTAGTTGATAATGATGATGGTGAAAAAATAAAAAAGAAAATCAATAAGTATCGCTTGAGCACAATCAAGCATATTCTAGTCAATCAAGTTAATGTTTAACACCCGTAATAGAAAGGAACTATATGTCACGCCAATCAAAGAATGCCCGCAACATCGCCCGCCGGAAGGAAATGTCCAAGATGCGTCAAGGCGGAGGTGCTGGTCCAGCAAAGACCACACCTAAGCATGAAAAGAAGAATGCTTGGTGGCAGAAATTTACAACTTACGGAGCATTTATGCGAGGCAACAAGAAGCAGAAAGAGGCTGAAGGCACGTAACATAATCCAATAGAGTGCCAAACATTTAATCTGTCTCCGGTCACTCAACCTGTAAATAAAGCAGGTTGAATATGCTGGAGACAGAAAATGAAAAAGGCACTTTTGGTTGGAATAAACTATGCAGGCACTGGAAATGATCTGCGTGGTTGCATAAATGACGTGAATAATGTACAAAATCTTCTATCAAAAGAAGGTTTTGATGAAATTAAAGTCATCCTAGAAAAGGATGCAACTGCTGCTGGAATCAAGAGGGGTCTTGAATGGCTCGTAACAGGTGCTATTCCGGGAGATGTTATTTTTTTCCACTTCTCTGGTCATGGATCCCAAATGCGCTCAACAGTAGAGCCAGACGGTCTGGACGAAATTATCTGTCCTATTGACTTAGATTGGCGTGATAATGTAGTGACAGACGATTACATGAAGCAGGTATTTAATAAAGTGCCAAATGGAGTAAACGTTACAGTTGTCCTAGATTGCTGCCACTCCGGAAATGCACTAGATCAAGAAGATTCTCTTGAGTTAACGCGTGAAATTACTGCGCCGCTTGTTGAATCTAGTCAAAAGCAGGGAAATCGATTTCTTCCAATGCCAGAATACATCCAAACTGAAATTACAGAAAATAAACTGCAAGTCAGAGAATTTAAGACATCACGCGACGTAAATCGTTCTGCTCTTCTAATCTCTGGTTGCCAGTCACACCAAACATCAGCAGATGCATTCATTAATAACCAGTTTCAGGGCGCCGCTACATATTCACTGTTAAAGTCCCTATCTCTTGGTCTTTCTTCTTATCGTGATGTTGCAACATATATGAATAAGTTTATGGCTGCGAACGGTTTTACACAGCGTCCTCAACTTGATGGACATCCTTCACTATATGACCAATCATTCTTGAAGCCATGGGGGTTTAACGCAGGTACTCTAACAGAAGCACCTGCGCCTGGAACATGGTCTGCACCATCCACTGCTCCCGCACAGATAAGTGATGACGTATCTCCACCACCTGAAGAGCCTGAGCCGGTGCAAAATACATTATTTGATACTGCCGTAAAAAATAAGAAGTTTATCTACTTTCTGGCTGAAGTATTGTGTGTTCTTGTAATAGCATATCTAATAATTAGATGATTGCATTTTTTCTGTTTATTCTAGTTTTACTTCCAGCAGTGTTTTTTTGCTTCTGGAAGATTGTTAAGAAGAACAATCCATACATCTAACCTGTATTTGACGGTGTACTCTCGAGCCTAAAAAGGTTATTATTTCATCTACGAGGTGAATATGGCTATCATTTACACACATCAACGCTCTAAAACAAAGAACAAGCCAGGTTGGCAAAAGAAGGCACAAGAATATCAGCAGTGGCTTAATAATATAAACTCCATGAGTACCAATTTTAGCAGCAAGAATCGTACCAAAGTAGTGAAGGCGCCTGAAAAGACAACATCTTCGGCAGGGGTATCAAGTGCATTTATCAAGAAATCATTTGATGCATTCAAGGGCGGTGGTACAAAGTCTGTTATTAGACCTGAACATACCTATCGTGAAAATCCTGAGATGCTTGAGCGCGAATTGCGGGCACGAGATCGTAAGTTCATATCGGCGCCGCTATATAATAAAGGTGGGTCGCAACTTATTACTGAAGAAGCGTTAAAGGATATCCAAAGCGGTGCGACTCGTCGTAGAAATTGATGAAAGATGCTCATGAAAGTTATTAGACGCTGCTTAAAAACTGGTAGCATAAATGCACGGGAAATAGCCGTGACTCGGCAGCAACTCGCTGCATGGAACATGGGAGCAGACTTAGCCAAACTTGCCCCAGACCTCACAGAAGAAGAGGTAAAGTTTATTGATACTGGTGAATATCCTGAAAAGTGGATGCAGGAATTTTCTGAAAATTAATATATAAGATTTGAAGATGCCATACGGGTCTTCAATTTAGTGGGTTGCCGTTAGGAACCCTTTTTATCAACTTGCTTCTATTGAAGGAGATGACTATGAACCGTGTTGCTTTTTACAAGCCCCTTGAAACTTCTTTCCTAGGTTTTGACCGCCTTTTCAGCGATATTGAAAGGCTGCTTGAAACCAACCATTCCACGCACCAAGTAAATGGATTTCCTCCATTTAACCTATTCAAGGAAAAGGATGGATATACCATCGAAATAGCTCTTGCAGGTTATCGAAAGGAAGACATTAAGATCTCCCATGATCGTAAGAATAATGTTCTATCAATTTCTTCCGAAGGTAGTCAAGAAGACTATCCGCAGCCTGATGGTCGTGAACTCGTAAGAATTGGAATTGCGAAGCGCTCATTCATCCGAAACTTTACTGTAGCAGACAATGTTGTGGTAAAATCAGCAGAAATGCAAGATGGGCTTTTGTCTATTGCGCTTGAGGTGGTTGAACGTGAAGAGGATAAGCCTCTTCTGATTTCAGTCAAGTAAGGCTTTAAACACACGGGAGGGGATAATCCCCTCCCATTGAGAAATGCTAGTATTAAGAAATGCAGTTACTCGTCCTCATTGGACGTCAATGTACCATTATGTTTGCAACCGAATTAAACGGTTAAAATCAATCAAGTTAAAGAATAAAGTTCAACTTATAAACTCGGGAAAGAGTTATAAGATCTATTTCGTTCTTGATGAAAACAAAGAGCCAATTTCTTGGCTATATCTTTATCGAAAGCCAAACTGGAAGGCTTGGGAAGTCTATCAAATTTGGACTTTCCCCGAGCATCGTGGAAAAGGTCTAGCAAAGCAACTTTACAAGGCAGCAATTAATGATGATGGCATCCTGCTTGCCTCTGGAAATCTGCACACTCAATATTCACAGGCACTTTGGAAAAACTTTCTAAAGAAGAAACTTTTCAACGTTTGGGCACAAGACTTTAAAAATCTTTCCAGCGTTAGTTTAGTAGAGTATAGCGTTGAAGAAGATGCAATTGAAAGTGATCTCCCGATCTATTCAAAGTCTTCTTCACGTGAAAGTGCCAAAACAGATATTCGTTTTCTAGCAATCAAAAATGTCAGCAACCGCAATTGAAACTGTATCTGGGTACTTCGTTGATTTGGTAAATCCAGACCCAAAAACTATTTGCATCGAGGATATTGCCTGGGCAATAAGTCGAATGCCAAGGTATGTCGGTCATACAGTATCAGCCATTCCCTACACGATTGGTCAGCATTCAATCTACACGGCAGACTTAGTTACAAAACTATTTCTGCCAACAACAGAAGCAAAGGTCTCCCCTCAGGGGCTTAAAACCTCATTTGACCAGTTCATAACACAGNGGGCAAATGATAGCCTTCAGGAAGAAGCATACTCGCTTCTCAAGAAGCACTGCCCAAATGACCTTCTGCTCGAAACACTGCTTCACGATGCTACTGAAGCCTACATTGTAGATGTTCCAACACCTCTTAAGATGGCTGAAGCCTTCAGGAATGTCTATCTTCAACTTGAAGATAAGATGATGACAGCCATCAGAAGCAGTTTTAATATGCCGGATCAAAAGCCGGTCTATGAACTTTTCATAAAGTGGGCTGACCAGGTAGCCCTGACCATCGAAGCCTATCACCTGATAAAAAGTCGAGGCTCAAACTGGTCACGAACAATCAAACTTGATATGACAACTCTTCAACTTTTTGAAGAACCAAGAGAACCAATCAAGGTATATGATGACTTCTTAAACTACTTCTACTGCTTAAAGCAGTAGAGGCGGCGGAATTATAGCATTAGCGCACAAATAGCGCTCGCAGAAGGGAACTTATTAAGTTCCCTTTTTCTTTGCTTGTTTGACATAAATATACAGAGAAATTTATAAGTTGAAACATATCTAGTTATGTATTAACACAGGTTAGATGTAATCTTGAAAGGCTTTAGAAATGAACCAAAAATTTCCAGTCATCCAAAAACTTCTATATGAAGGACCTGAAGAGGACGACCTGTTCTTCGGTGTTTCAAAAATTGCTAGTTCTATCTTCTACAATTGGAATTGGAGTAAAGATACATCTACCATTTCTAAAGAATACGACAAAGTTGCAAATCAGTTGGAGCCTAAGGAAGCCAATGAGAGTGAGCGTGAAATGTTTGTGAACATGCGTAAGATTCTTTCAGACATTAGTGCACATCTCAATGTTGCTTCTTTTACACCTTCTAGCAAAAAAGAAGCAAGTGCAGTTTTGGGACACGCGATGGCTCTTTCAAAGCAAGCATCTCATGCCGCTGCCTACGTAATTAAAGAGGCAAGCACTAAATTTCGTACTGCTCTAAGTTCAACTGATTTATCGCAAGCCAATGCAGTTTCAAAAAAAGCAATGGCAGGAAAATTGCTATCATTAAGCATTAGCCCAGAAGTAAGTCAGTTTATTTTAAAGCATGGTGCTGATGTTGTTAAGAACATCAAATATACTACTGGACCAACTAAGATAAACATATCTTCTACTGTATCTTCCATTATTTCAACAGCAGGTAAACACCCTGAGGCTGAAAGGCGCGCATTTATCATTGCTGCATTTTATATTCTTATGAATTTCTCTGTCAATATGCATGATGGGTTCATTAGACTTCAAAAACGCTTCTTAAAAATGACCTTACCAGAATGAGTACACAATTTCGCACTATTCAACTGCTGCTGGGTGAAGACTTATCTCAAGGCGACGACCTTGAAGTAAAGTCAATAGTTTCTGGCGTAAGAAAAGGATGGGCATCTCCTCTTGAAACAGTAGAAAAGCAAGCAAAGCGCTGCTGGAAGAAACTTAGTCCAGAGCAGCAAAATGACCTATGCAGCCTTATGTCTGTCCTTCTGCAAAAACTACTTGCATCTCCAGAATCACCAGCAAACACCAAGAGTTTCATTCCATCTGATAAGGCAGAAGCAGTAGCAATTACGATAGGTCTTTTGAATTTGTCAAAGAGCCTTGAGCATGTAGCAAGGGCTTTTATAAGAAGAGCACAAGCAAAGAATGAAGCGGTGCTTTCAGACAGCGACGTTGAAGCCGCAATCAGGGGTAACTTATACGACCTTAGCACCATCTCTGTACGTGAATTTGCAAAGGCACATGGAAAGCACATCACTGGTATGGTGAAATGTGGCGATGGTCTTCCAAAAATTGACATACCCGTCTCTTTGTCAAATCTTCTTTCTGCAATTTCAAAGACCCCCGCAATGAAGCAGCGCGAGGCAATTCTAGCAGTTTTCCAATTACTGATGAATGTTTCTGGGAAATTAAAAGACGCTCAGCAGCAACTTACCACAGAATTCGCTAGCATGAAGTTGAAGCGCCCAGACAGCGCCTTATAAATATCCCTAAGCAACTAGGAGCACAAAAATGTTTCAAGCACTTGCAGACCTCACTGCAATCACATCTAACAGTCAGCAGGATATTGCTGAAGCAAAGTCAGCATCTTCTGATTTTGATGGAATTCTTTCTGTTGTCAATGACAGCCTTGCAGACCTTGAAGATAAGGTTGAAGCACTTACTAAACTTGCGAAGAAGACTGGTGCAATGAAGTTGGATACTGTCAAGGATAAAGAAGGTCTCACCGTCTTTGACAAGATTGGCAAAATGACCAAGGAATACAAATCAGCAATGGATAAACTCATGCTTGAAGCCGAAATTATGGTCAAGCAAGTTGCTGAAGGTCAAGATACCCCCGAGTAAATTACAAATTTATTACTTTTGGTTGTAACAATCTAAGGATTGTTACAATCTTTCTTACATCTTCCCCCAGGTTGATGTATAATGCATTCATGCGACAGACAAAGAGAAAACTCCGGTCAGACAGAATGCACGTTATCTACCAAGTTACCTGCATTCCAACAGATGAAATCTACATTGGTTTGACCGTCTGTGCCGGGAATACCCCGAAGAAGGCAGTCGAAGGTCGCTGGCAAAGGCACGTAACCCGAGCCCTTCGGCATAACAAAGGCTGGAAACTGTGTGAAGCCATTCGTACCTTTGGACCAGAGGCATTCTCGACTGAGGTCCTCGAGAAAGTACGTGGAAAGGCTGAAGCCCACGCCCGTGAGCGTGAAATAACCAAGACCATCGGTGCCACCCTTAACACCGCCTGATACAAGAAACTTGTTACACCAATGAAACAGTTACAATTCAATGATGTTCTTTTTCTGAATTCAGGTTATAATATCTTTACCGTCGCTGCAGCGGGTCTGCAGCAATCACAGGAGGGGTAATCCCTCAGGAAAAACTGGAAAACTGGAGAAATACCAAATGAAGACTTCTCGCACCGCTCGTTTTGCTCTGGCTGCAATGTCAGTTGCCATCCTTTCTGCCTGTGGCGGTGGTGGTGGATCTGCCCCTGCACCCGCAACTTCTTCAGGTGGCACTTCAGGTGGCACTAGCACTCCTCCTGCTACCGCCGCCGCCCCTTCTCCTACTGCAGTCAATGTCAGTCTGGTTGGTATGGACATCAAGACGAATGACGTTCTTGCCCAGACTGCTACTTCATCCACTGTTGTCGGCTTCCTGGATAGTTTCCTGAAGCGCTTTATGTTTGATGCCACCAGCACTTTTGCAGGTACGGCATATGCCAACACCTCAGTAAAGGTCAATCCTGGCTCGAACTTTGGTTTTACCAACAAGATTCAAGGCGGCAAGTTGGTTACGCTAAATCTTGACCTTCGTGATGCAAATGGCGCTTTGATTACCCACTGTGATACTTCAACTGCTGAAGCACGAATTCACCGTCTGTGGGACGTGCATCCTGGTAAGGGCCACATGCTGGGCAAGTTGACGGTTCCTTCTGTCATTAATGCTAACTGCACGGTTACGTACAAGGATGCNATGTATGTCATTACTTCATCNGGCGCAACTGTAGAAGTCCAAGTGGATGGGGATCAGATTTCCCACGTGCTTGAAGCAGGCGATCAAGCATTCAACAGTTCTGATACTGCAGTTCTAGTCTTCAAGTCTGGCCATGTACGCACGCTTGCCGTGGCTGATGATGGCAAGGTTACTCTCAAGACGCTAACTGAGGAAAGCCTCCCAATCAAGACAGGCGTTGGCTTCCTCGCCTACAATGGAAATTGGTTGGTTGCTACCTCTACCCAGCGTTCAGATGTAGTGCTGGCACTCGACGCAAACTCGAAGGCATTCAAGATCATCAGCACCGCGATGGGTAGCCCTGAAATTCCTGCTTCAAAGTACCCCGGTTCTGGTGTTATGCTTGATGCCGCAGGCAATTTTGTATGGCTTGAATACTCGCAGTATATGCGCCAACTTAACCTCAGCACCAACTCCTACACTGAATGGACACCTGCGCAACTTCGCGTTCCTGGTTCCTACGGTGTTCGTGGCCGGTTTGGGGAGTGGGTAATGTCTGATCGTTGCCTGGTTTGGAACACCACCACTGGTGCCTACAATCTTCTTACCCGACCCGGCGAAAGTGCCAGTGCTTCAGTTGCAGTTGCTGAAGGTGCTACATACGCCCGCCTCGAAGGAGAAAACGCCTTCTGTGTAAATGGTTCTGGCAACATCTTCTCCCGCCTGAACGTTGCTACCAACACCATGAAGCACTTCAATACTGACAGCATTGGATACTTCTTTAGTGCTGGCCGCAAGTTTGAAATGTTCAAGGACAAGGCAATGCTTTGGGGAGCAGTCTCTACTGCGAACAGCGATACCAAGATCATTGAGTTGAACTTTGATACTGGTAATGTTGTTGATCACGGCACCATCAAGACGGGTGATCGAAAGGTTACCGAACTGGTGGTGGTTGGAGGTTAATAACTAAATGAATAAAGTACTGGGCCAAATGGCCCAGTACTTGCTTAGAAGGGTGATATGCTAGCAAAAACACTCACTGACAAAGAAGCACCTCTTCTTGAGGGCAATCGCTTTCTTCAGTACTTTAAGACTCTCGCAGCTAAGAAGTATGACTTGACCTTTAAGGCAAGTGTCATCATTGATAATTTCTTTCAGATGCAACCATATCCAAACAACAAGAAAGCAATCTGGCACGGCGGAGAAATAGTACCGCGCGGCGGAGGGCGGTTAGAAAAGAATAGACTTATTCCTCTTGAAACCCGAACAAAGTGGTTTTTGAAGGAAGTTGCAACTGAACTTGAACAACTAATTGACGCAGGCAGAGAAGTAATTATTCTACATAAGCATATTGAAAAGGGAAATGTTGCTGAGCAACTAATTCAATCGGTTTTCCCACTCCCGGACGGGAAAACAAATTCTCGTGACCTTAGCGTATCTTGGAAAATTTCAACACCGGTGACAGGTATGGCACTTACAACAATGTGTCTTAACATACGTCTAATTGTTTCTCCAGAGGTTGGCAAGTCAAGTTCCCCAAGTGTTATTGTTTCACACCTGATTGTTTCACTTGATAAGCAGTTGGCACGCAAGTTTGCAGCCGCAATCGTAGATACCAATGCCAACTATCTTTGCCCATCAAACGTTTCACGATACCGCAAGGTAGCAATTGAACTATCTAAAATTAATCCTTTAAACCGAGAAGTAGAGGATCATCAACTAACTTCTGTTCATATTTCAGTTCAACTGGGTACATTTAAGCCTCGCTATACCATTGCAAATGATAGCAAAGTAATAAATATACTAAATCATCTTTGTGTTTTAGATGAAAATAAGTGAAGTACTTTAAATAATACTTTAAATAATACTTTAAATAATACTTTAAAAGAGCATCTTTTACGACTACGTAAAAACTCTTGAAAAAAGAATTCAAGCGATCTAGACACCAGCCGCCTTTTAAAGGTGCTTTCAAAATATGGAATAAACCCATAATTAACCGCACGCTGAAAGGTAGCATTAAAATGTCAAGAGACGAAAAAGAATTTATAGAACGCCGAGTCCGCAAAGACTCAGACAATTATAATGGCCCCGAGCGCCGCCGCCAACTAGATCATTCCGAAAATATGTTAACTGCCGATGAGATGAAATATATTCGTAAGATGATTGAAGAGGATGGCCGCCGCAAATGGTTAGCAAAGCAAACACTTTCAGTCGTAACGTGGATAGCAGCGATTTTAATCGGCATTACTACGGTATGGGATACACTAAAGAATGTTATTAGGGCTGGTGGTCAATAACAATGTCACGCTTAGATTATCTCTACAAATTAATTTGGGTACCAAGCCTTGCGCTTGTGATAAGCATTGTCTACATGTTGCTTGATACATCTCTGCCTGGAGAATATACTGGTGAGGCTACAGCAAAAATACATAATAACCGAATTATGCTAACATATGGATTTAAACGTCACCGCTTCTGCGACGTCGACATTTATCGCCAAGTCATTCATGAAGGGCAGGTAGAGACACTTCCAGCAGTCCATGTTACTGCAGGCCAAGTGCAAAAAATGAATCAAGTAAAACCAGATATAGTTGATCAAGTTTTACCATTATCGTATGGCCCACTAGTTGGAGATATAACCCTAAGAGTTGCACTTGACTACAGTTGTAATTTAATTCAAATTATTAAGCCATTGCGATATGAATATGATGTAGTTTTTTCACTGAATAAGTAATTTCTAAACCCATAACCATATTAGAGGACCAACAAATGCAGTCTCAATTAACAGTTTCCCCTGAAGCAAAGCAAAAAATCTTTGACATCATCACATCTGAAGGAAACCCTAACCTAAAACTAAGGGCATTCGTACAGGGTGGTGGCTGCGCAGGATTTCAGTTTGGCTTTACCCTTGATGAAGAGCAGCACGAAGACGATTTTGAAGTCGATCTTGGGGAAATAAAGGTAGTAGTTGATGCGATGAGCGAAACCTACCTTGCAGGTGCTGAGATTGACTACAAGGAAGAACTGCTGGGAAGTAGTTTTACCATCAATAACCCAAATGCTTCTACTACTTGCGGCTGTGGTTCTAGTTTTTCAGTGTGAGACAACAATATGGAACTATTAAGAAAAATAGGAATTCCAGCAACGCTGGCGGCTGTCATTTCATCTTTGACCGTCTCAATACCCCTTCTTTTCAAAATAGATGAGCGGTACGCAAAGGATGAGCGCCTAACAGAAGAAATTAAAAAATTAGAACAGAGGAACGCTGATCTCCAAAAAGAACTCGCACAGTTGGTAGGATTTCAGCAGGCAATGCTTGTAATTCTTCAGGACAGAATGAAGACTGTTCCAGTTGAAAGACCAAGAGCGCTGATTATGCCGTCACCTCCAGTCGCTGCAGTTCCAGAACTAACTCCGGTTCCAGCACCCACTCCTGCACCTGTAGTACCTGTGCCAAGTGTTGGTGAAAAGGCTACTCCTAAAGCAGAGGTAAAACCACCTCCTCCAGCACCAGTAAATATAAAACCAGATCTAAGTAAGCAACCTATTGAAAAACCAAAAAATCTTAAGGAGTTATCTGAAGGACTTACAAGACAGCAGCAGCGCTTAATAAAGGATTGAAAATTGGATGTATCCTTCATTTATAAAAACAAAATTTAAAATACAGTCTGAAAGTGTAGATGCCTATAAAGGCGAATTTCTTTGGCGCGGGAGTTCAATTCATAAGTTTAAAATAAAAAGGCTTTATACACTCTTTTCTCCAGAGCAACTGAGAATTCTTTCTCCAGAGCAGATTTGTTTGTCAGAAGCATATAATTCTTTTGTTCCACATTTTGATGTAGATGCTTCAGCAAAACTTAATATCTACATAGGACCAGGAAAGGGAATAACTAGATTTTGGAAAATAAAACCAAAGGCAAAACCTGTAATGAGCAAGTACTATTCTGAAAATCTTGCTGATCATCATAAAGTTCCTAACCAGTATGATCCAAAAGACCTTGAAGAAATTTCTAGTTTTACCGCTGAAAAAGATGATGCATATCTTTTAAACATTTCAAAAATACACAGCGTTGATATACCAGAAGGCGAAACTCGTTCTTTTATTCAGTTCAGTTGGTTTTCCATCCCATTTAATTTAGTAGCAAAAAAATTTGAAAAATATGGGTTCATCTAAGCATCAATAAAATCATTTATTTTTTTACTGCTATAAACAATTTGATTTTCATATTTTTTTACACTCCTAATAATTAACTTTCGAAACTCCCTTAAATCAAATTCAACGGGTGCAGGTATAAGAAGTGCTTTCCTGTATTGCGGTGAGAATACAGAGCCGTGAGTAGTTCTTAGATTATTCCAAGAAAAACACTTGTGCTTTGGAATAAAAAATCTTTCATTACTGCCATCCCTAAAATCTTCCTGAAGCCAGAAAGTGCTTTCTGGATTTTCATCAAAGAGCATAAATCTAAAACTGCTTGGAACGTCAAGCGGATACCAAGCATCTCGGTGAATTGGAATTTCTGTTCTAGAACTCCATATCCTGTATTCTGGAACTTCTTTAAATGGAAGTTGCTTTAGTTTCTTTTTTATTCCAGGAAAAAATTTATCAATTTCTACAGGATTTTGATGATAAACATTGTCAGATAAATCCGGTGTTGTAATAGCGTCATATGGATTATTGTTTTCTCCCCATTGAAGCCCTGTAGTTGAGTTGTACTTTTTAATAGGTTTTGATACTTCAAAAAACCATTCTTTGAAAAGTTGTTCTTCCTTATCATCAAGAAGCGGCTCAATATCTAAAGGTAAGTAGAGTATATTTCCAAGTTGCTGTTCCAGTTTTAGCAATTGAAGAGTTCTGCACCAAACTGACTTATCTAAAAATAGTTTCTTTCTATTTCGCTGCAGAACACTAAGCAGTTCATTTTTTGAAATTGTATTATAGGACATTTGTTTTTTCCTTTTACGAAATATTTACTAAAAACAGCAGATAAATACCTGCATAATAATGTGGAGATAATTTTGCACCGCGATATCATTTTATGGTCTGGAATAAAAGCAGCAACTAGGTATGGTTACAAGGACAGACACCCAGTTCTTTCCCGTCCAATGGGAGCATATCAACTTGCATATTGGTTGAGAAAACATGGCTTCAAGGTTCAGGTTATTGAGTTCGCCCACCTTATGGAAGATGATGAACTTGTGGCACTAACAGAGCCTTTCATATCAGAAAAAACAATATGCTTAGGACTTAGCAGAACATTTTTGGGACCAACGGCACTTTGGTCAGATAACATTGTTCTAGCAATACAAAAGTTAAAAGAAAAATTTCCAAAATTGAAAATAGTGACAGGAGGACAATATCAATACTCCGGTTTAGAAGATCCAAGAGTTCCTGTTGCCGCATCATTTGTTGGATATGGAGAAGATGAATTTTTAAAATGGTGTCAAGAAAAGAAGCATGGGGTTTCTTTACTTAATCCGTCATTTGACATTAAAGATTTAAATCATCGATTTATACCCGATGATGTGATTATTTCTGGTGAAATGCTGCCAATCGAACTTGGAAGAGGATGTATTTTTAAGTGCAAATTTTGTAGTTATTCTTTAATTGGCAAGGAAAAAGGTTCATACCTAAGACAGCATCAGTTGCTTGTTGATGAAATGAAGTACAATAAAGATATGTTTGGCACTGACAAATATATGTTTATGGATGACACAGCGAATGAAGACTACGATAAGGTTGCAAGGTTTGCAAATTTTGAAAAAGATCTTGGATTTCCAATACAGTGGGTTGGGTACTGCCGCGCGGATTTAATTTGGTCAAAACCAGAAAGCGCCGAACACCTACAGCAGAGCGGTCTAGTTTCACCATTCTTAGGGATAGAAACTTTTAATAAAAAGGCGGCGCAATACATTGGAAAGGGGTGGTCAGCAAAACACGCAAAGGACTGGCTACCCAAACTTTATTCTGATATTTGGGGCAAAAAAATAAATTTGTGTGTCAGTATGATAATTGGACTTCCACATGATCCAGTTACCGACGTGTATGATAACATACGCTGGTGGAACCAACACGCAATGGGAAGAATAACCTTTAGAAGTTTTGTTGTTATGCCACCTCCAACAGATGGGAAAAAAGATCACCGATCAGATATTTCAAAAAATGCAAATGAACTGGGTTTTTTCTTAACTGAAAAAACAGAAGATGGATATTGGCACTGGAAATCACCATATGCAACATCACATATTGCAAAACAACTTTCTGATACGGCAATGCTTGCAACAAATCCAAGATGTAGAGTTTCATCGTGGAGTGTTGCTAATGGTATTAATATGGGCTATGATATGCAAACAGTGTTAAGCACGAAGAAACGCGAGATGCCAGATGTAGATCTAATAGAGACAAACAAATTCAAGTTGAAGTACATAACACAGTTCTCTAAACACTTTAACTTACCTCACCTAATGGACAATATTAGTCTAGTCACAACAGTTAGATAGGTTCAACAATTTTTCTGGCTTCTGCTAAATCTATTTCCCAAGTTCCATCATACTGAATTTGCCGGTGCTTATCAAACTCAAACATTTTTCGCATATACAAATCAAATACAAGTTCAATTCCATAGTATTTTGGCCGCTTTTCAAAATCTGGCCAAATACGATGATACGTTTTATATTTTTCTAACCGCACATCCTTTAGTATTCTTGCATTTATGTTTTTTGGATCTGTTGCCCACATAATCTCTTTTTCGTTTAGCATTGCTAGTATTATTTCTGGAGTATGCTGAAAAAATGCTACTCCCCCATCTATACTTTCATTTAATGAGTGGATAAACCAAGAAAGCATATACTCATATTTGCAAAATTTCCACCCATTACTATTGTGAATAACAATATCTCCACCACCAACTATTGGCATTCCGCCATTATTCCACACTTCAGATATTAGTAGCATATGCGGCAGCATAATAGTTCTTGCACAACGGGTCTTTAGGTATAATTCAAGAGCAGCACTTGAGTTGATAAAAGACACGGCATCCATATCAAAAAATCTTGTCTTTATTCCGTGTCTTTCGCAAAATTTATTAACGAAATGAATTTCGTGCCGATTTAGTTCATTTTCAAACCTAAAAGTTACAGCCTCAAAGGGTATATCCTGTTCAATAAATGCCTTGCACACAACCTCGCTGTCTAACCCACCAGAAAGCAAGATCGTTGGAACCCTTCCTTGGTGTTTTGCTTTTTCATTTAAAATACGGGCAACGTCATAGCATTCCTCTTTAAAAGATTTAGGACGTCGTGTGCATTGTGCCAGATTAAATTTTAGTGTAGAGCCTAACGTCTTATCTCCAAACATTTCTCCGCCATAGTCAAAATTTATTTTATTGTTTTGCGTGTATTCAATCATTTTTAAATCCTTTTAGTCTCTTTGCGGCATCTAAAAAAGGTATCATATTTCCATTTTTATCTCTTAAGTTTATGCTCAGCGCGTATCTTGGCTCATTTGTGCTATTCATAACAGAATGTATAGCATCTGAATCAACAAGTGTTATACCTATTTCTGTTGATTCAATTAGTTTACATTGATCTAAAGGCACCTGCCAATAATCAGTATGAACTTTTGTCTTGTGATAATTCGGTGTGGCTGTAGTATTCCACCAAAACATTCTACTTCCCTTTTTTCCATAAATGACATTTAATTTTGCTCCAGCCCGGTCTGAGTGTGGGAAAAGATGTGCTTTAGGTTGTGTCACAAATATAATTGCGTGAGGCACAAAAATTCCAACTTTGTTTAAAACATCAATTAATTGGGTGTTTATTTTTCTTGCATTTATTGGAAACAATTGTATTTCATCTTTTTGATTAGCGGCTTCCCTATACACCATTTCCGACATATCGATGTCAAATGGAAAGTTAAGATGCAGGAAATGTTTTCCCATATTACTCTTTTAGTTGCTTTAATTTACTAATGTATTGCTGTTTAAACTTTTGTACAACAGCAAATGGAAAATTATAAAGTTCTTCAACTTTCATTTGCCTAGCAATTTCATAGTCTGTTCCAAGAGAAATAACACTAAATAGCGGCCAACTTGATACTTTATTTACCATTCCCAATTCTTTGTTAAATCTTAGGGCGGCATCAGCAGCCTGTTGTGAAGTCATAAATTCATTTTTCCAACCGGGATTAGTAAGCACATACCCGTGTTCTTTATAATTTCTACTAAATTCTGAAGTTATTTCTCCCGCATTTGCCTCATAGATATCTAAAGCAGTAAATTGAGACATACCAAAGTCTTGATGCATACACCAGTTAAATGTTTCTTCGCTGCTTTCTAAACTCTCACCGGGTAACCCGACTATAAAATTTATTCTAATGTTGATGTCTTTTTGCCATACATTCTCATATAGGTGAGGCAAGTATTCTTTCCCGTGTTTTGCACCCCAGCCTTTGTCAATTGCTTTGCCCGCTGCAGGATTAAAAGTCTCAATACCAAAATAACACGTTTTCATCCCACTGCGTTTTAACATAGCATCGGTTCCCTTTCGTGACCATATTAAATCGGCACGAAGATAACCATTCCACATTATTTCAAACCCTAAACTATCAGGAAGTCGTGAAAGATTTTCTACCTTTTCAATGTCTTCATTTACCGTATCATCCATAAAGTTATAACGAGTTACGCCAAACTGCTGATGGTTATACTTCATCTCATCAATAATTAGATCAAAATGCCTTTGATAGGTAAATTTAGGTTTTCCTAAATTTGGATGCGCGCAAAACTTGCATTTAAAAATGCAGCCTCTACCAAGTTCTATTGGCAGTACTTCAAACGGGAGAATACAGTCTTCTAGTTGAAACTTATGATCAAGTTCAGTGATATTGAATTTTTTATTGAATAATGATTTATTTGATTTTCCAATTTGCTGCTGACACCAAGAAACAAATGCGTCCTCAGACTGACCCACAAAAACAACATCAAAAAGAGAGTCAAATGTCTTTTTCCCCATCCCACCACCAACTAATTTAATTTGACTATAATTGCTTCGTAGCCAACTAATTGTTTCAGTCATATTTGATGGTGCTGATCCAATTTTTGGCCAGTAGGTAGTTGAAAAACCAACAGCAAAAGTTTCATCTCCTATAAACTGCTCTAGTAGCGTTTTAATTTCTCTTACCGTTAAAATTTGACAAAAGTCTATCACTTGAACGCTAAATCCAAATTTTTTAAGCCAGTGTCTGATTTGGTATGCACCCATCGATCGATTAATTGCCCAAGCAGAATTTTGACCAGGCCACGGCCAAATTCCATTTAAAATAATAAGGTGTCTCATATGTTTATGGTATTAGAATTTTGTTAATTTGGTCAATAGGTTTATACCAAAAGTCATCATATATTACATTCAGTCTGCTGCAAAAATCTTCTCTTGCTTTATCAAAAAATATTTTGCATTTTTCCATGCCTGAAAATTTAGGCCTCATTTCCAAAAAAGGCCAATGTTTTCTATACACTTGGTATTTTACAAATCTAAATTCAGTAAATTCTTCTGGCGACTTTAATTTTGTTACCATTTTGATAATGCCCTCATTTAGAAAAGATGCAAGTATCTCTGGTGTGTGTTGAAAGAAAATACTGACATTTACTTTATTTTCTAATAGACCACATTTAAAAGGAACTTGATATTGACCCAGTTGTCTTAAGCACCAAGTCTGTAGTTTATTATCAATAACTATATCTCCATTTCCATATACCGCCATTCCATTCAGTTCATTCCAAGCAAACGTATCAGCCTTGTTATGCACGAGTCTCATTATCCCAAAAGCGCCGACATTTGAATAAATTGAAAATGCTTCATTAGATGAAATCCATTCAAGATTAACATCTGTTTTTTCTAACTTCAATCCAAAATAATTACAAATCTTTTCAGCGTAGAACTGTTCGTGTTCTGACAAATTACGACCATTCAATTTAATGAGTGACATAACTGGAACACATTCCAACCCCTGTTCTACAAATGATGAAAGTACTACATGACTATCCATTCCTCCAGAAAGCATAACAGCAGGCGTTCTGTTCATTAAATTTGCTTTTTCCTGACACAGTTTTGCTACATTAAAACACTCTTCTTTGAAAGTTCCAACCATTCTTGAAACAGGAGAGTAGTGAAATTCTATGGTTTCTCCTAGTTGTTTTGCACCCAAAATCCTGCCACCATAACTAAACGTATTGGCATTCTTGTGAGAAAATTCCTGGAGTTCTTGGAAATTATACATTGTGCGCTTTGGTACTAGGGTGGCGAATATTGTATTTATGTTGCAGTTTTCACACAAATACTGCGCCACGGTAGATTTACACAATAAATATTCTATTCGCAAGAGTAATAAAATGAAACTTAATCAATTAGGTCTTACCCCTTCTGGTATGAAGGCAACAAAGAAATTAACCAAGCAGGTACATAAGGCAACTGTCGCTGCAGCAAAGGAACCAAAACTAAAGTTAGGTGTTATTGGTATAGAGATTGGTCAAGAACAATCTACTGGTGATACCTCAACTGTTGTCAGCGAAAGCGTAGGAAGTAAACTTGCTCTTCTTAAGAAGATATCTAGGTACCTCAATGACCAGTTGGACGATGGCAATTTTGATGATTTTGACTATTCTCCTCTCCATCTTTCTCTTGATCTACGTGAAGGCAATCAAGAACACGAAGAGCAGGTAGAAGATGCAGTTGCTATTCTATCAGATGCCAGCGGTTCTCTATCAAATCATTTTTTCGGTGATATGCAGCGAGCCCTGAGAGGTATAAATGAAAGTTGCTCAAAATTTGATTATCAAATTTCAAATCTTGACCCTGAATTATTTTCTGCTGAAACGCTGCAAAAGGTTCAGATGATTGGCGCTGCAGCAACTGCTTCATACGACCTGTACCATCGCTTCCAAAGCGTGGAGCACATCGCGCAGTTTCTTGAGTACATTACCAACATTAGTCACGATCCAGAGTTCTCAGCCCACCACCCGTTTATCAAGGCAGTGCTGGTGCGGTTAGGACTAAAGTAAATGCTTGCTGCCGTTATTTTTACTCTTATAGCAACTCATATTACGATAGTCTGCGTTACTCTTTACCTTCACCGGTCACAGGCGCACAAAGGAATTGTTTTTAACCCAGTTCTTGCTCACTTTATGCGCTTCTGGCTTTGGCTTACCACAGGAATGGTAACAAAGGAATGGGTAGCAATTCACCGAAAGCACCATAGTTCAACCGATAAACCTGGAGATCCCCACAGCCCTGTTGTTTTTGGCATCTGGAAAGTTCTGTTTGGCGGTGCTTTTCTGTATGCAAAAGGAACGGAAGACAAGAGACTTGTTCAATCATTTGGTGTTGGAACTCCTGATGACTGGGTAGAACAACACATCTACACCAGGTTCAACTGCCTTGGTATTTTACTGATGCTGCTCATCGATGTTGTTCTTTTTGATACTCTTGGTGTTCTTGTGTGGGCAGTTCAAATGATCTGGATACCATTCTGGGCAGCAGGCGTTATCAATGGAATTGGCCATAAGTGGGGATACACCAATGGCAGTTCAGGTGATAGCAGCAAAAATATTTTCCCACTTGGCATTTTAATTGGTGGAGAGTGCCTGCATAACAATCACCACCTAGATCCAGCAAACCCAAAATTGAGCAGGAAGTGGTGGGAATTTGACGCCGGCTGGGCGTGGTTTAAGGTATTTCAATTTTTCAAACTTGCAAAACTGAGACAGTTGCCAGATAAATAGATCTGTGGTTAAACCACTCTTCTTAAAAGAATAAAAACAAAGGGAGAATACTATGCTGCTTAAGCAACTACTGGCGCTTAATGAGGAAAAATGGAGCGCATCCGTCAAGGAAAAATGGCACCCACCTGAAGGATTTTTTACCAAGTCTTCTACTGCAATCGCAACAGGGCTAAAGGCTGAAAGTAAAGATCTTAAACAGGCAATGTCAAGGCTAAACTTTTATATCAATCGAGCCGGGATAAACCTATCCTCTGATGATATTAAGCGCCTTGAGGGTGCAAAGGAAAAACTTAGATCTCTGTACAAGTAGAGAAGTTTAAAAAACTTACAGATACACTAAATATCTCGAATAGTTTAAAGGAGAATACTATGTGGCTTTCTAGCAATTTTCACCTTTCAGAGATGACTAAAAGTCAAACTGCTTCTAGACTTGGCATTTCAAATCAACCATCTGAAGAGCACCTGCAAAATATGATCGCCCTATGTGAAAATGTTCTTGAAAAAATTAAGGACGTTTGGCAGAAGCCAGTGATGGTATCTTCTGGCTACAGAAGCCCAGCCCTCAATAAGGCAGTGGGTGGATCTGCCACTAGCCAGCACTGCAATGGGCAGGCTGCTGATATCGAGATCTATGATGTTGATAACTGCGTTCTTGCACAGTGGATTTCAGAAACACTTGAATTTGATCAACTTATTCTGGAGTTTCACGACCACGAAAAGGGACCAAATGACGGGTGGGTTCATATTTCTTACAATATTGCCGGAAACAGACAGCAAGTCTTAACGGCAAAGAGAATGCCTGATGGAAGCACACGCTACTTTGAAGGTCTAAAAAAGTAAAAATCAGGTCGTAAAATGTGTTACTATAACTCCTGAACTTTACAGGAGTAAGAAATGCAGAAAGCCCAGCAAATTTTCAATCGTATGACAGAGGTTGAAAAAATCAAGGTTCGTGGTGCGACAGAAGATAGGCTTCGTCACCTTGCAGGCTATTCTTACCTAACTGACTTGCCAACATATTCCTTTGAGGAACGCGTAGGAGTTTTAAATGAAGTGCATGCTTTATGCATGCTTGAATTTTCAGTAAAATCTGCTGAAACTTCCTTCATTGGGACAACGTGGAAATTCTAACCTGTTGAAATGTATTTTTGTGCCGGGTAAATAAGGAATGTAGAATTTCTTTTGGAGCCCATTATGGCACGGATACTTGTAGTTGGTGCAGGTAGAGTTGGTTTAGCGCTTATAAAAATTGCAAACACCCTAAAAATTGGTGAAATCTATGTAGTAGATACACTACCCGCTGCTATTGAAAGCGTCAAGCAGTACTCTAAGGACATCAAAACATTTGTTGCCTCTTCTAAAGAAGAACTAGAACAGTGCTTTGACATAGTTCGCCCGAAGGTAGTTGTTTGCTCTACTCCATTCAACATTAACACCACCGTTGCTCAGATTGCTGCGTCTAGGGCAGTTGATTACGTTGATTTTACCGAGGATAATCAAGTAACTGAATTCATTTCATCACTTGACGTTTCTTCAACATTTGTCCCTCAGACAGGCCTAGCACCTGGGCTGGTAAGTTATATTGGTCTAGACCTCTTCTCAAATCTCGGAACGCCTCATTCTCTTGACCTGCGAGTAGGTGCTCTTCCTAGAGTGGCATTTGGTCCTGACTACTATGCTATTACTTGGTCGCCAGAAGGTCTGATTAACGAGTATATTAAACCCGCAAAGCGAAAAAGAAACGGCGCCCTACAGGTAGTCGATCCTCTTATCGAGAGAGAAGAACTTCTTGTTGATGGAATTATCTATGAAGGCTTTACCACATCGGGCGGCGTAGGTGACCTAGCAGCGTATCCACATATTCCTAATGTGGAATATAAAACTCTACGTCATCAAGGTCATTTAGAAAATACCATCAAACCGCTGCTAAAGAATTTTTTGAATAACGAAAACTTTTCTTTTGAAGAAGCAGTTGAGGACGCAAAGAAAAAATTTCCTACCACCCGTGACGACACTGTGGTGCTAGCAGCAGTAGCAAAAGATGTCAATGGAAAAATGGCTTCTGCAGGTATTCACTTCCTGCCCGAAGAAGAACTAGGTTTGACTGCTCTTGAACTTACAACTTCTGGTACTGGAGTTGCAGTGATTGAGTTGCTGCTTGAAGGAAAACTAAACAAAGGAATTTTGAAGCCATCTGATATTCCATATGGTGAATTGAAGAAGACAGCGGCATACTCTTTTGTTTTTAAAAATACGCGCGGTAATCAATAAATATTGCTAAGGCAGCAAAGGTCGTTGCTTTTTACGGAGGAAATATGGATTTTATTATCGGAATTGCAATTGGAACAGCATTCGCTCCATTTTGGATGATGCTTTACAATAAGTTCAAGCCTATTGTTTTGGCTTGGTTTAAGAAGTAAGTTATGATTATATCTGGGTGTTTTATAACAGGCGCAGCGCTTGGAATAGAATATGTCCAGAAACATGAAGATAACGGAGTAGAACATTCCTGTATAGTAATTGACCTGTTAATATACAGGCTCGTACTTGAATTTCCAGAGAAATAATTCATATTTCTAACAATAATTTTTAAAATCAGAGAGGGGGATTAATCCCCTTCTCGTATATCTTACAAACTCCCACTATGCATAGAAGCGAAGAAGGTTACGAAAAAAGTCCCCGTTCTGGGCTGATACCATTCCTTAGGAATGAAGACGGTATCATACAGTATATGATGATGATTTCATCTGACCCCAAATTTGGCGGACCACGTCCAATGATTTCAAAGGGAAAGATTGAGGAAAATGAAGATGCACTGCAATGTGCAATTAGAGAAGCCGAAGAAGAACTAGGATATAAGCAAAGAAATGCAAGGGGTGAATATCATCACATCTTTGCCGGCAGAGTAGAACTTTACTCTTGCGCATATAACCTAGCAGTATTTGGTGTTGAAATTCAGGATCGCTATGACTTTGATAAGTGGTGTGAAGAAACTGAATATGTCGTATGGATGACCCTTGACCAATTTAAAGAAGATGGAAGGAGGGACCACGTCAAATTTGTTCAGAGACTTGAAGAGATTGTAAAGGATATGAAATGAGGGTGCTAGCACTTGATTATCAAGGAACTCCACATCGATGGATTTCAAAAGATGATGCAATCGTTTATCACGCTAAGAAGTTAGTTGCTTGGCAACTAGAGGATGATAAAGAAAAGATTGTTTATCGAGGCGGCATTAACAAGATTACTGGACTGCAATCTAAAATTTACAGTGCTCCAATCATAGCAGTAAAGAGGACCGAAGCAGCAGCAATCAGAAGAATGAATTCTGTCCCAGCGCTTACCAATAAAGAATTATTCAGGCGCGATCATTTTATGTGTGCCTACTGTGGAAAAATCTTCAAGGATTTGAAATTGACGAGAGACCACATCATACCTCGGTCAAAAGGTGGCGCAGATAAATGGATGAATGTGGTTACTGCCTGTGGCAAGTGCAATCGAAAGAAGGATGATAATCTTCTTGAAGATTGTGATATGGAACTGTTATATCTACCATATACCCCTAATAGAGCAGAAGCCCTAATTTTGGAAAACCGTAATATCTTGACCTGCCAGATGCAGTTCTTAAAGGCATATCTGCCTGAGCATTCACGTGTTTTAAAACACTTTGAATGAATGTGTGATAAAATTAACTTAATGGAAACCTATAGATGGAAACATCTAACAAACAAATGAACATTGAACAAATAGTTGAGAGAGCAATAACTAAGGCACAGTGGCTGTGGTTAGTGCTAAACTTTTTTATTTCTGTTTTTGTTTTCACATATCTAGGTGGTTTTTGGATTATTGCACTGCCATTCTTCTGGATTTTTTCCTACCAACTTATACTCGTTTTTACCGGATTTTACTTGGCTCTTACCGTTCCAGAAGAATTAGTAAATCTTGAAAGCGCAAAAGACCGACTAGCAGCGTTTCAAGAAATTACCAAGAAAGTTGAGGAAGGTGATATTGTGCCAGGAAAAGACCTAGATGCTCTCATAGAAAAGGCGGGGTTAAACATTTCAGTTATTTTGTCAACGTCGGAGCAAAAGGTAGGTGCTTACAGAGGCAAGGATATTTTTGAATGGATTGAAATTGACGACCCGATTTCTGGAAAACCAGAAAAATACTTATTTGAACAAATTGCTGAGCAGGATAAAGCCGGTAATTTTGTAGTTCCTGAAATTGAAGGAAAGTACTGCACGCTGTTTAATCAGTGCGTTTATTCACGCCCGAAGCAGTAAAAATCACCAAAAATAGTCAGCAAACAATAAATATCTTTACTAAACTGTCTTGTGAGAAAGGAAAGAAACAAAATGAAGATATTTGAACTAATGCAAGGTGTGGCGGAAGGTGTGCATACTAGACTTAATACATATCGAGTTAAAGGGCAAGACTTAATCGACGAGTTATCAAATGAAGATGGTGCCGAAGTAGAAATGGTAGGTGACGGTGTTGCAATACTTGTTGTAGACACAATCACATTCCCCGAACTAGCAAGTACGGCATCAAAATTAGCTCAACAAGGAAAAATAAAGGCAATCGCAGGTCACGCAACTAGAGACATTACAGGTAAAGCAGTTCCTCTCGACAGGAAATCAAAATATATCAGTGCACCTAGCCCACGCGATCCTAAGCCCCGTGTGGCGTAAGGTCAGGCACCTGAAATTGATAGACAGGCTACAGTTATAATTAATTCAGACCGGTCAGACCGGAAATAACATGAAAGCTGCTGAACTTCTACTAGAACTTTACACATCTAAAAAAGATGCTCAGGGAAAAAAGATACCTAATCGGCGTGGGTATGCTGAACCATCGTATGGTTCACAAAGAGCCAGCGCATGGACAGACACTGGTGGCCATAGAATTTATAACCGCCAGGGCATTATAACTGGTATCGCTGGAGATTGGTTGGAAGAAATTGGTGCAACAACTGAAGATCTTGCACCTGCGATGAAGAAGGCGCGCGAAAGCGAAGAATATGCCAAACTCTTGAAGATTGGATTTGTTGAGAAAACAACTAAGCGTGAAGAGAAAAATGGCACATTTCTCTTTACGGGCAAGAAAGGCTCTCTACTTGGAGATGAGCAGGGTCAAGCAGTATGGCGCCGTGTTTTACTGAGTGGAAGAATTACAAGCATCACTTCCTACAGCACTGGGGGAAAGGCACCATACACCGGAAGATTAAAGTCAGCAGAGCCAGCAACTGCAAAAACGCGAGCAGACCTTTCTCCGGTTGATAGGCTTGTGTCAAACTACACGAGAGCCTTTGACGGAATTTACAAGGTGCAGGCACCAAAATTCAAGGCTGCCCTTCTTGCTAGATTAACTAAGAAGAAAGAATAAAACTTCAACCTGAATAAACAGTTTTACAGTAGTTTGTTTCTATAGTAGAATTGCTTCATCAAAGTTGAAAACATCTGAAACCGTGAGGATATGGTTATCATATAATGGATAGCCTGACTGCATAGCAGTCTGAAAGCAGAAGTTAAGGACTGGCTAATTCCTTACACCCATACCTGTTTTGTTTCAGATTACTAGTTATTTCAAAACGACCGTTAAAGTTGGTTATCATAACGATGATGGTGATAGAAATTCTAATCAATCCACGCGAGTTGAAAGATAAGTCTGGAAATTAGAGGATGCCATTATCCAAAAAATGGATAGGTTTTTCATTTAACTGAGAATTAAATGGACGGTCGGATAACGTAATATCCGTGAGTTACCTATTACGAAATAAATGGGTGTAGGTGATTAGGACTTATTGTTTTATTCACTGAACTTCCAACTTAGTTTTTGTCGTTTTGATAGTTTTAAAAAGGAGATTGTATGTCAAGCATCTACTCGCAATACGCCCGCTCATCATCTCCTTCAAGCACTCTCCCCACGCAGGCTGAGCCCATCCCTGGCCGCGAGAGTGAAATGAAACTTAACAACGCTGGGGGTTTTGCCTTCAAGTTGGATAAGTGGAGCGTCCTTGACCGCTTCCTCCTGATTGGCAGCGAGCAATCATCCTACTATGCATCGCAGCAGGATATTACTAAGCAGGGCTTTGATACCATCAAGGCGTGCATTGCCGAAGATGGTGTGCGAGTAGTGCGCCATGCGCTGGAGTATTCTCTTACTGGCAGGTCTCCCAAGAACGACACCTCAGTTGTTGCCATCGCGCTAGCCGCGGTTTATGGAAACGCGGCGACAATTGAAGCCGCCTATGATGCCCTCCCAAAGGTTGCACGCACCGGCACTTGGCTATTCCTGTTTGTCTCCATTCTTGACGCTCTTGGCAAGTGGAATGCTGCAGCAAAGAGGGGCATTGCTAAGTGGTATAACGACAAGGACATTCAACGCCTTGCTGTTCAACTGCTAAAGTACAAGTCACGAAACGGGTGGGCACACCGAGACGTGCTACGTCTTTCACATACCAAGCCAACATCTCCCGAGCAGGAGGCTTTACTTGGATATGCAGTTGGAAAGAAGTCAAATCTCGAAGCGCTGCCAAAACTCGTTCAGGACTTTGAGACACTGAAGACCTCCTCTTCGCGTGAGGAAGTGCTTCGCATCATTTCAGACAACAAGGATATTACTTGGGAAATGGTGCCCACTAAGTGGATGACAGATAAGGACGTGCTCTCAGCGCTACTTGTCAATATGGGTCTCACTGCCGTAATTCGCAAGTTGGGTATTCTGACCTCTCATGGGGTGCTGACGCCACTGTCTGAAGGCTCCAACTTGATAATCAGCAAACTGTCAAATACACATGCGCTTCGTGACCAGCGCGTGCATCCACTGACGCTCCTTCAAGCGATTAGGCAGTATTCAGCCGGTCAAGGTGAAAAGAGCAAGGCAAAGTGGAAGCCAAATCAGCGAATTGTTGATGCGCTCGACGATGCATTTTATGCGGCCTTTGAGCAGGGTGAGAAGAGCGATGAAGCCTATCTCCTAGGCGTTGATTGCTCTGCCTCAATGTTTGGCGTAAAAGTAAATGGCTCTCCTAATCTTTCAGCGGCTGAAGTAGCGGCTGTGATGGCTCTTGCTGTGGTAAAAAATCATTCTAACTACTGGATTGGTGGCTTCAACACCAAAATGTCAGAATTGCACATTAGCCCCAACATGCGCCTAGATGCCGTGTTGAAGAAGATGCAGAAGTTTAACTGGGGCGGCACCGATCTTTCTCTACCAGCAACCCACGCGCTTGAAAATCGCATGAAGGTGGATACCTTCGTGAGCATCACCGACAATGAAACGTGGGCAGGTCAAATCCACGCAACAGATGCGCTCAAGCAGTATCGCCGCAAGATGGACACACCCAAGACACGTCAAGTTATTATTGCCACGTCTGTGACAGATGTTTCGGTCTCTGACCCAAATGATCCTCTACAGTTGGACATTGCTGGATTTGACAGCGCTGCGCCACAGATTATCTCCCAGTTTGGCAAGAAGTTCTAATGGCCGTAAAACTCATTCTAGCAGTAGATGGTGTAGGTACCATTGGTTGGTCTGATGGTAGGTTAGCATATCCAAACCTGAAAAATGATCTAATGAGATTTAGGGCTCTCACCATAGGTGACACGGTTCTTATGGGAAATACTACATTTAGGAGCCTTAAGCGACCAAATGGTCTTCCAAATCGCAAGAATATCGTCTTATCAAAAACTCCGGTTTTGCATAAAAGCGTCAAGTATGTTTCCTCAATTGACGTTCTTGAAAAATATGTTGGGAAAAAGCAGAAACATATTTGGGTGGCGGGCGGAGCATCTGTCTATGATGAAGCACTAGAAAAAAATCTAGTAGATGAAATTCATATGACACTTATAGCCTCATCAAGTGAGGCTGAGGTTAAAATCAAGACAAATATCTACGAGTGGAAAAGATTTATAATCTCTCAAAGAAAGCAAGAAATTCTTTGGGACGTAGAAACCCATTCTACGCAATGGGATGGTGATGTAGAGACAACATACATCACCCTTAGGAAGATCACCAAATAACCTTGTTACAAGGTTACAAAAAAGTAATAACAAACTGCCAAAACTGTGGTATAATAGTCATACGAACAACCTTTAAAGCGTATGGCAACTATCAAACTTAATTACGACCTGATTGGCTCAATTCCAGAAATGGAGCCATATCGTGAGCAACTTCCCTCAATGCTCAATGAGTTTGAGCGCACTGGGGAAGGTAATTTAGGCAACATCTTAGCCTACTGTGCTCAGCACTTTTTTGGTCTTACCCCAGGCGAAACTTTTGAAAATGCGGGGCAGATGATTGACGTTTTACGCTCTGTAGATGAGGAGTTGAAATACAAATGATGCCTTTACCATCAAACTTGCCAGAGTTTAGGCAGCATATCCTAGACGCTCTTCAACATTGTGATTTCTGCCTAGGCGGAATTAACATTAACCCTGAAATTGCAACTGAGGCTGTAGATGAAATAGTTGCAGGAGTTGTGAAAGAATATCTACGTGATGGGAAACTGTCTGCATGCGAAATGATTGTCGGGCAACTGTTCCTGACAAAATTTGATAGATAAAATAAATTTTTAAGGATAGCAGTAAATGAAAAATAATAATCTGGATAAAGTCATCCTTTTTTTCCCACACCGCCTGCTTTTTATTTTTCCCATAATTATGTTAGTTGCTGAATTTGCTGACAATTTCATCGGTGTATTTTTTGGTGTCATTTTAGCATTTTTTACAGGTCGTATGTTTCCAATATTTGAATATGCGATTAAATCAGTCACTTCAAATAAGAAGGGTGCAAAATGAGTTTATTTGGGGCACAAGGATTTGATACCATTATTGGCAAAGGCACTGAATTTTCTGGTAACCTAAACTTAAATGGCGTGTGCGTGATTGATGGTTTATTTTCTGGCGGTCATATCAAAACGGCTGAAGATAAAACCGGCAAAACACACCTCCTTGTAAATGGCAGCGTTACGTGCATTGATATTGTTATGAGTGATGACCTTACTATTTCTGGAAGTATTTCTGCAAAGGAAATTAGAGTTGAGGGCAACCTAATTATCAAGAAGCAAAGTGTTCTCAAAGCAGATAAAATATTTTATAAATCACTTGCGGTCGAGCCTTCTGCTTCCATTGAAGGACAATTGATTCACCTGTAATTTTTTGCAAAATTGTAAAAAATACACCAAAATAGCCGTAAATACTTTAAACATATCTATATTTCAGAAGGGATTTAAATGACTGCTCTCTCATCTCTTTCCGCCTCATTTGCTAGTAAATTTGCCCAGCCAGAAATTATTTCGCTGGAACAGTTTCTAGACAGGTGTAAGCAGGATAAAATGACCTATGCAACTGCAGCAGAGAGAATGGTTGCTGCAATCGGCCAGCCTGAAATTATTGATACGAGTGAAGACGCTCGTCTTTCAAGAATTCACTCAAACAAGAAAATTCGTCTATATCGTTCATTTGCTGATTTTTACGGAGCAGAAGATGCAATTGAGCGAATTGCAGCATACTTCCGAAATAGTGCAGCAGGACTAGAAGAGAGCAAGCAAATTCTGTATCTAAAGGGACCAGTAGGTGGTGGTAAGTCATCTCTTGCAGAGCGCCTAAAGGCTTTGATGCAGAAGTTTCCAATCTATGTTCTTTATGATGCACAAGAAAATGATGTAGAAAAGCGGATGTCTCCTGTTCTTGATAGCCCTCTAGGGCTATTCAACCAGTTTGAGCACGGAGAAATGCTTGAGAAGGAATATGGAATTCCACAGCGCTACCTTAATACGGTAATGAGTGGGTGGGCTCAGGAAAAATTGAAGGAATTTGACGGTGATATTACCCGCTTTAAGGTAATTAAGGTTTATCCAAATAAGGACAGCCAAATCGGCGTGATGAAGGTTGAGCCAGGCGATGAAAACAACCAGGACGTTTCAGTTCTAGTTGGAAAGATTGATATTCGTAAATTGGAAAAATTTCCTCAGAATCACCCATACGCGTATTCATACAGTGGTGGTCTCAACCGCACTAATCAGGGTTTGATGGATTTTGCTGAAATGTTTAAGGCAAATATCAAGACGCTCAACCCATTGCTAATGGCTACACAGGAACACAACTATAACGGCACTGAAGCCATTCCTTCTATGCCTTATACCGGAATTATTATGGCTCACTCAAATGAAAGCGAGTGGTTCAATTTCCGCAACAACAAAACTAACGAAGCATTCCTTGACCGGGTTTACATTGTCGATGTACCATACTGCTTGCGAACTATTGAAGAAATTCTTATCTACGAAAAGATGCTTAAGGTAAGTTCTCTCGCAACTGCACCATGTGCACCTGGAACACTTAAGATGCTGGCACAGTGGAGCATTCTTACCCGCCTAAAGAAGCCAGAAAACAGTACCATCTACGCCAAACTTCGCGTTTATAACGGTGATAACGTAAAGGACACCATGCCCAATGCAAAGCCATACGAAGAGTATCGCGATGCCGCTGGGAATGACGAGGGAATGAAGGGAATGTCTACCCGCTTCGCCTTCAAGGTTCTTTCTGCAACCTATGACCTACGCCCAGAGGAACAGCAGGCAAACCCTATTGATCTAATGTACGTGCTTGAGGAGAGCGTGAAGAAGGAAAATCTTCCAAAGGAAACGACTGATGAGTACCTTGACTTCATCAAGTCACACCTCCAGCCACGCTACTTTGAGTTCCTTGAAAAGGAACTGCGCACAGCCTACCTTGAAAGTTATCGCTCATTTGGTCAGAATATGTTTGAACGCTATGTTTTGTTCGCCGAGGCTTGGTTGGCTGACGAACAATGTCGTGACCCTGAGACCCATACTTTACTTGACCGTGAAAATCTCAATAAGAAGTTGGAAGAGATTGAAAAGGCGGCTGGTATTGTAAATGCCAAGGACTTCCGCAATGAAATCGTTCATTACGTTCTGCGCTACAAGGCAAAGAACGAAGGCAAGTCACCATCTTGGGACCAATACGAAAAAATCAAGACCGTAATTGAAAAGCGCATGTTTAGCGCCACTGAGCAGATTATGCCAGTCATTGCATTTGGACCTAAGCAGGACAAGGACACAGAAGAAAAACACCGCGGTTTCGTTGAGCGAATGCTTGAAAAGGGGTATACTGAAAATCAGACAAAGATTCTAGTTGCTTGGTTTACTAACAATAGGAAGGCGGCCTAGTAACATTCTGGAGGACTGAATATGAAGATTTTATCTAATATCACAAGCAAGTTTTATTCTTGGCTAGATGGTCTGAGCAACAGAGGCAAGGCATATGCTTTTCTATTGGCAACTTTTGGTTGGATTCCTTTTATGTTTGGAAATTCACTTGCCATTTGGTCAGTAGGATACACTTGGTTTTGCGCTACTGGCATTTTCTATACGCTTCTATTTCTAAGGGGCTAATATGACTTTACCGTCAACGACTTTCATTTTCGTTGATAGACGCAAAACTAGCAGAGGCAAGTCACTTAATAATCGTTCTAAATTACTGGCACGGATTAAAGATAGTATTCGTCAATCAAAGCCAGTAGATATCGATGCTGGAGGAGTAAAGGCGGCTGGAGGTCAATCTTCCTCTAAGTCGTTTATCAATCCGGTGAAGATTGCGAAGGACGCACTTCATGAGCCTACCTTCCGCTACGATTCATCAACTGGAAACTACGAAAGCATACTCATTGGAAATGACCGTTGGGAAAGAGGTGATAAGTTTATTATTGACCGAAGTGGTGGTGGCAGAGGTGGCAGAGGAAATGGTTCCGGACCTGGCGAAGATGGCGAAGATGATTTTATTGTCAATATTAGTCGCTCAGAATTCTTTGATGTTTTCTTTGAAGACTGCGAACTACCTGATCTTCTTGAAACAAATGAAAAGGACCTGCCTGAAGCAGTATGGAAGCCTGCAGGTTTTCAGAAGGAAGGCAATGCTGCTCAACTTAGTGTAATTCGCTCATTTAGAAATTCAATTGGGCGGCGACGTGCCGTCGCCGCCGAAAGCCGTGAAGAACTTGCTGCACTTGAAAAAGAACTAGAAAAAATTGAAGAATTTCTTTCTGGAAATCCGATAAGCGCAAGTTACGAAGCACGTCGAAAAGATGTTATCCAGCGCATTGAAGAACTAAAGTCAAAAATTTCAATTATTCCATTCTTTGAAAAAGTTGATCTTCGCTACAAAAAGAGCGAGCGTATTCAGGTAAAGCAGGCTGACGCGGTTCTTGTGATGGTGATGGACATTAGCGGCTCTATGGATGAGAATAAGAAGCGAGTTGCCAGAAAATTCTTTTCACTGCAGTATGCCTTCATCAAGAGGAAATATCCAAACACCGATCTTATCTTTATCGCTCACACTGATGGTGCGGAGGAGATGACTGAAGAGGATTTCTTTACTACACGAAAGAGCGGTGGTACCATTGTTTCCCCAGCATTTAAACTTGCGCACGATATCATTAAGACACGATATGATATTCAGCAAACAAATATCTATCTTTCATATGCGGGAGATGGCGATAACTGGGACTCTGATAATCCACAGGTAATTGCAGAACTTGAAGAGAACGGGCTGATTGCTAAACTGCGTCATGCTGTCTATGTACAGGTAGGTATGTCTATTGCTGGTACCTTTAACTACGCCTCTGGAGTTTCACTTTGGAATGTAATGACGTCAATTTCGCGTACAAATCCAAAGATGCATGCTATCAAGATCGGAGAAGATAGCGCAGTCTTTAGCGCCTTCCGTTCAATATATGCAAAGAAGCCAAAGGCATCAGCATGAATGTCACTTATCTAGCAGAAGCCTTTTTTGATAAAATCGATTTTCACTGGCAACAAGAGGTTAGAGAAGCAGTTGGGGTAGGTCTATTCCCATCAATTCAAAGGAAGTCATGAGCACACCACTTTACATCACATCCCGTACTGACTGGTCACCTGCGCTAATTGAGCAAATTTACATGGAATGCGAAAAAATTGCGCATGAAGAATTAGAATTAAAAGGTCTTTTATATCCTAATGCTATTGAAATCATAAGTGCGGAGCAAATGCTGGATGCATATGCTTCTATTGGTCTTCCAATTAACTATAATCACTGGTCATTTGGAAAAGAATTTCTAAAAAATGAAAAGGCATATCAGACAGGACGAATGGGTTTAGCATATGAAATTGTAATTAACTCTGACCCCTGCATCTCTTATCTTATGGAAGAAAACAGCATGCTGCAGCAGACAATGGTGATTGCGCACGCCGCGTTTGGGCATAATGCAGTTTTTCGTAATAACGAGACCTTCAAACAATGGACAAATGCTGGTTCAATTATTGACTACATGATTTTTGCGCGTGACTATATTCGCCAATGCGAGCAACGTTATGGTGAAGATGAAGTTGAAATGGTGCTAGATGCAGCACACGCACTGGCACCTCACGGCATCGATAAGTTTAAGCGCAAGCATCGCCCAAAGTTAAGTGAAGAGGCTAGGCTTAAGGTGCTAATGGAACGTGAAGAGAAGCGGCAGCAAGAACTAGACATTATTCTTAAGCGCACAAGTTCCATCGACCCTGAGCTTGATAGGGAAGATGAAGATAAAATGGAGGAAGAGGAAAATCTTCTGTACTTCATTATGAAGAAGTCTCCTTCTTTAGAACAGTGGAAGCGTGAAATTTTAAGAATTGTCTACAAGGTAAACCAGTATTTTTACCCACAGGCGCAGACAAAGAACCTGAATGAAGGGTATGCCTCATTCTGCCACTACTACATTATGACGCGCTTGGAAGAAAAGGGGATTCTATCACCAGATGCCTTCATGGCGTTCCTTGATTTTCACTCAGGTGTAATTTATCAGCCAAGTTATAATTCACGTCACTACAGTGGTATCAATCCTTACGCACTTGGCTTTGCCATCCTGCAGGACGTAAAGCGCATCTGTGAAAACCCAACTGATGAAGATAAAGAGTGGATGCCTCATCTTATTGGTAGGCGATGGCAAGATGTGGTAAAGGAAGCAGTATTTGAGCATCGAGATGACAGTTTTATTCAGCAATATCTATCACCTAAAGTTATTCGTGACTTGAAGCTGTTTAGCATTAGGGTTGATCCTCCTCCTGATGAAGATGAGGAAGAAGAAGACTATGCACTAGTTACAGAAATTCATGATGAAATTGGATATAAAAATATTCGAATTGCCTTGGCTCGTACTATGGAGAGAATTAACTATGTTCCTCAAATAAAGGTGGTGGGTGCCGACCTTGAAGGTGACCGCACGCTTCATCTAAAGTATGAACAATATATGGATAGAGACCTCAATTTACTTGATGCGGATATTGTAACCGATTACGTAGATTATCTCTGGGGGTATGAAGTCCAGTTAGAGTGCTAAACAGAAATAAGTCTTATAAAGAAAAATCCAGCATCTAAAGACCCAAATCGAATAGATTTTGGGCTGTCATGATGTTGTCTATGAAGCCACTCACCACCAGTAAACATCAATGCTTCCATTATCGGAAGGTTTCTTGGTCCTTTGCTTCCATGCGCAAATACCTGGTGAAATGAACCAACGAAGTGAAGCCAAAAAAGTGGAATGAGATAGCAAAATACCAATGCCCAAGGTGAAATAATAAAGAGAAAAAGACACGTTAAAGCGATCACCAATGTATAGTACCGGTGAAGAAATCGATGCAGCGGTTGTCTATAAAGTCTGACTAGAACTTTTTTGTTGAATTCTGTCTTTCTATTTTTCTTCCAGAAAAGATACCTCCAACCCGTATAGTGTGGGTCTTTTTCAGTATCAGCGTATCGATGGTGAGAAGTGTGCATAGCACACCACTGTACAGTTGAGCCATACATAGCCAATGTTCCTACGTATGCCAACAAATATTCCCAAAAATGATTGGTCCTAAATGACATGTGACAAAATAGGCGATGCATTCCTACAGTTACACCCATTAGAATAACGAATGTAAAGACTAAAGTTGCTAAAAGCCAAAGTGGAGAAACACCTAAGAAAATTAGACCATATGCCCCTATGCCTACTGCTCCCAACCCAGCATATGACGCGAGTGGCGTATAAATCAGCCTATGATTGAATAGTTTGTCTAGATGGCGCTGTAGCATTTGAAAAATCCAATAAAATTACTTGCTCTGAGAGGGCTTCTATAGTAGCAGAGTTTGATACAACTGAAAACGTTTTTTCCTCTGTAAAAATCTTGTCATTTACCTTTACTTCGCCTAAACATACCAGTGCTTTAAACCCCGCACTAGCATTTTGCTGTTGCTCTTTATGGAGAACTATTTTTGACACATTTGGAAGTTGATTTTTGTTTCCAGCAAATCCAGAAAAAATGCAAACACGTGTAGTAGGCTCAACGTATTTAAGTGTGAATTCTCCGTTTAGCCCAACTAGATCATGCTCAGAGGAAAGGATTCCAGGTACTCTATCTCCGCGCCTTTCGCCGTCAAGATAAAATTCAGCACGCCCTTTAGTAAAAAGGGTAAGTGCTTCTGTCATCATCTTATCGCCGCCTACTACCTGCCAGGAGCCTTCAGGAAAATCCCGAAAGGTAACTACCCAGCCAAATGCTCGCTTTACTCTGGTTTCATCAAGGCGCCTTGCATTGTGCAAGGTCTCTTTCACACCTGTGCTTCCCGCATTTCCTCAAGAACTGAATAAACAACGGCGCGAATGTATTCCTCATTCAGGCTACCTGAAAGAGAAGGTACCTCGCTTGCTGGAGCAACACCTGCAGTAGGAGAAATAATAACGTGCGAGCCTGTCATTCCAACTTCAACTGCAGCCAACTGCGCTTCAGATCTTTCCCACTCTGACACAGGAGCGTACATCTTGACCCATTCTGCAATGTCCTGGTCGGCAGGAGGCACTGGTAGGTTATAGACCATTGAAGATCCGTTGTAGGTGTATTCAACAAGCATTGTTCCCTGCGCTTGTTCAACGTGATTAATTTTCCATTCAAATTGCTTCATTTTAGATCTCCATCATATGATTGATTTTATTTATATTCGCTGGTGTCTGCCTTTAAGATAAAAATCAAGCGCCTGCTGGGAAGATTATTGCATTTGTTGTAACACCAGTGTGTGTGGCAACGATATTTGTTCCAGCAGAATCAGTTGCAAATTGAACTGTTACAGTAAGAGTTGCATCATTATCAGAGCCAGATACTTGAACACCGATAGATCGTGATATATCAAGCGGCATCCATGTATTCAAAGCGTCTCCTAAAATAGTAGCACCACCATTATCCAGAGAAATAAAGGTAAATTTTATCCAATAGTCATTTCCAACACCTGCTCCTGTCGGTGTAACCCAGTAATTAGGAGCACTATTGTACCAACTTAAAAGTGGTAGAACTGTACCACCTGGATAGAATGTTATAATAGAAGAAACAGTTGTAGCTGAAAAGCCGCTAGCAAAGTTCCAAGCCTGCCAAGTTCCTGATCCGCTTGGTACCACCACTGTAGGTCCGCCAGAGCCATAAATTCCTGCAGAACTGCCAAAGGCCCAAGTAATATTTGAGTTTCCAATAACTGCTGCTCCAGCAGCACCACCTGCACCACCTACAGATCCAGTTAACGTTCTTCCTGCAGCGCCAGGTTGTCCTAAGTCACCACCTAATCCACCAGAACCTGCTGATGTAGTACCAGAACCTGCTGAAGAAGGACCAACTCCCCCTGATCCAGGGGCAGTTACTGTTCCACTTGCACCTATGCCTCCAATAATTGCATTTTCAATACCAGAGCCAGTTGAAGTATTAACAGTTCCAGGCGCTCCACCATTTCCACCAGAAAGTATAGAACGTCCACCACCACCACCGCCTCCAGATAGACCAGAATCTACAGAATCTTTTCCGCCAGTGGAATAAATTGCAGCACCTCCACCACCTCCACCACCCCCGCCACCACCAATTACTCCATTAAGTGTAATT